GGTACCCCGACTTCGCTCGAAACCTGCCGACACCAGATCAGGATGTATGAAAACGAATTCGAAGCACTCAACCTGAAGCTCGAGCGCGCACTGGCAAATATTGAGGGCTTGGTTCGTGACAATGATGCGCTCACCCAGGAGAGAAATTCCCTCAGGGCAAAGCTTCAGTACGCCGAGGGGGATTTACTGAGCGCAAGGCAAAGATTTGCGGACGTGGCGCACCAGAGAGACCACCTATTCCACGAAAATCAGCGCCTTCTCAGGGATGCGCGTGACCGGGAGAGCTGACTGCCCTCACATAGGTCTGGCACGCCTGCAGCGCGATCAGTCCACGGTCGCCGGTGTCGGTGATGGCGACAATTCGTTGAGCATGCGCTGGGTCAAGTCGGGCGCGTACTTCTGCATGATCCACGCCGCCGGCGCCGGCGGTGGCTGGCACACCACAGCCTTTGGCGGCGTCGGTTGCGTCGATGAGGACTGACAGGCGGACATCAGCAGTGGCAAGACGATCGCGCAGGCGATCTTGATCACGTTGTGCATCACTCATTTTCCTGAAGTGGGTTTGCTCGCTGGCCGACAGTCGCTGCTCGAGCGCCAGACGCTTATCCTCTTCGGCCTGCTGTGCGGTGGCGGCGGCCTGGGTCAGTTGGTTGAAGGCTTCAGCGCTCAGCCGCGCCTGCTCGGCCAACTGCTTCCCGTAGCGCCAGTCTTGAAATTGCCAGGCGCTACCGAAGCCGGCGAGCACAAGCACCAACACGCCGACCAGCTTCCACGGAACGACCATCACGGTACGTCCTTGAAGAAGATGTGGTCCCCGAGCCTCAAGGTCTGCTTGGCTTTCGCCGACCAGGCCGGCGCCTTGATGCTGGTGGCGTAGTAGTGCGTAGCGCCTCCGGTTGGATCTGGCACCTTTCCGTCGATCACCTGGTCAGCAGCGATCCGACATTGCGCCAGCTCGCGGAAAGGGATCTGCTTCACTCCGATCAGGTACTGATAGTTCGGGTCGGTCTTGTTCCAGCAGCTGAACTGGTACGGCTTCTGGCAAACGCCGGCATAGCCTTCGCCCCACCAGGACTTTTCCTTACCGTCGAACACGCGGTTGCGGATCGTCCAGGCCACCGCCACTTGTCCGGTCGCTCCTTCACCGCGCGCCTCGCCCCAAATCGTGCGGGCAAGGATGTCGCGGTCTTTTTCGGTTACAGGCATCACTTTTCTCCAGGCAAAAAAATACCCGCTCGATGGCGGGCTATCTACGCTTCGACAATCACTCATCAGGAGTGGATGCGCCATCGGTTGATAGCGGTTCTTCCTGTACTGACGGCAGCTCTACCGGCGCACGATCCGGCACCAGAATGTGCAGAGTGATCATGTGCTTCAAGTCATAAGGCAAACCGTCTTTCGTGACCGTTACTGTTAACACACCATCCGCGAAATCCGTCTCCACATCCGCACGGTTATCCACTTGGTTAACCGTGAAGCCCCAGCCATCACCAGCCGGCGGGAAAGGGACCATGCCAAGGCATCCAGAAATTCGGTAAACACCCTTTGAGACCCGCGACGAGGTTACAGCGGTATCGCCTTGAGTCACGAAGTCATAAGTGGCACCGGTCGCACCTAAAACGTTAATAGCTGCTCTTGTCATAATCAGATCCCCTTCAGTGTTCCATCAGCGGCTCGCGTGGTATTGGATGTGTCGTAAACCGCCCTCCACGCACCCCAAACGCCACCGGTTTGTGCTCGAGTAAATAGCTGCCCATTACCCTGATTTATAAAAGTTTGTGCGGCACTTTGGTTATCTGTTCCGGCGTACACCTTCAGATAGCCAGTCATAGTTCCGAATTGTGGGTTAACAAACTGCCCCACGTATGCACCACCAACCCTATACCCCCCCGGCGCCTGGTTAACACCGGAAAAAGGGGCATTATCGAGATATCCAAGACCACCATATCCGGTGAGGAGTACGCGGCCAGGGGTTGAGTCCGTAAGCGATGCGACAAGCGCTGCTGTTGCAGAATTGCCAAGCCCTAGCCCAGTTCTAGCTGTGGCCTGGCTATTTCCGCCAGTGCCACCCTTGTTTACGGGCAATATGTCGTAATTACCAGTGGTGCCGAGCGCGGCCATTTTTTGGCCGTAGCTGTTGTTCCAACTCCGAACCTCGTCGGCCAGGCCTTTCTGATATCCCTGAATCGGCGCTACTGCGTAAGTCGCGCCGGAGGCTGTCGCCCCCAGATACGGCGGATTGATCGAGATAACGGTATCGCTCGCGACATTCGATAGCTCGTATTGGCGCCCGTCCGGGCCGACAAAGGCGTCACCGACCCGGGTATTCGCAGCAAAAGCAGTGTTTACACCGGTGACGACATTCGAATTTTGGGTAACGGAAACCGTTCCCAATCTGTGCCAGGGCATTGAATATCTCCTAAGGAAAAACTGTCAGGCCAGCAATTTGGCGCAGAGAAATGGGCGGTGGCCTTGATCAGTCCAGGCTGTAAACGCAAGGCTGTACATTATGATTCGACCATTTGCGTAATCGACCCCAAGAGCGCATCCACCACCGCTGCCGTCGTTGTGACAATTCATCGTGAATGGGTTTAGGGAAACGTACTCCCCTACTCCAAGGCTTTTATTTACCCCCCAGAAGTACCGGCGGCCTACGCTCAGCTGCTCGGTTCCAAGATACGTCCAGTTCCCGGCGGCAAACGTAACAACCACCGCGGGCGCTCCACTGTCATAAACAAGCGTGCTATTGCCATCCAAAAGACGCAAACCATAAGACGCCGTGCCCATCGATACCCATGCTGCGACGAAGTACAGCCCGCTTAGATTCCCATCCACCACAGAGGCCTTCATCGAAAAGCCTGTCCAGTTCCCAGGGCCACCATTGAACCAGACCGATATCGGAACCTGAATCGAGCCGGTCTGGTTTGGACGAATGAAAACAAGGGGCGGATCCTGACTGGTTACCGCCCGCGCGAAAGTGCCGGTTACGTTGGTGCTGCCCGAATACGAACCCTTGGTAAGAACGCAAAGCCTAGGCGCTTCCGAGTCGATCTGGACAAACGAGTTGTCATTGATGCTTTGAAAGCCATAGCTCATGTCGAATACCTGATTGCGTACGCCTTTGCGACAATCCTTGATTGAATCGTGGAAGCACTGGATGAAGGGTTTTTCGGGCGCACGACCACCTGCCCCACAGAAGTAGTGACATACGGGTAGGACTTTAGATTGCCGCTGCCGTCGGTCTCCGAAGATTGCACGTCCTGCGCTCTTGTTGGGATGATCATGAACACGCAGTTGGCTGGGTTGAAGCCGGCGATATTCAGCGTGTAGCTGGGCACGGTTCCACTGAAATCGATCACGCCCTGCCAGATCACCTGATAGGTGAAGCTATTGGTGTCCATAGCGAGCTGGCCGCTCTCGTTGAAAACACGAAGGCCAAATTGAGCCATTGATTACCCCAGATATCCGAGACGGACACGCAGCACATTGTTAGCGTCGTAGACCGATACGTTCAGTGAGTTGATCACCAGACGCCCTTGGCCGGGAACGATGCCGTTAATTTCGAGTGTGCCGTCTTTGTTCAGGATCCAGCCTTGCTGGCCGGCGATGTAGTTGGTCGAACTGATGTAGTTACCGATCTTGGCGTTAGTGATCGAGCCATCCATGATGAAGGTCGACCCTAAGAACACCTGCCCACCTTGCACCGCAAACGGCACCGAGATGGCGCCGCCGGCGATCGTGTTGACGATGGCGAAACGATCAGCACTGACCAGGAACTGGCTTTGCAAGCCCGCCGGTCCGTTCTCGATACCAAGACCGACACCCGCAGCGATGTACTGCCCAGTACCAGAGTTGTACTGCATCTTCACCGACCAACTCGCCGTGACCTTTCCGTTCACGTCGTTGATGATTGAGGTGTTTTGCTGGATCGCAGTCTGTTGCTCCCCGACCGTCGTACCTAGCTGGCTCAACTGCTGAGCTGTAGCTTGCTGATTTGTGGCCACCACCTCTTCAAGCAGCGTTACGCTCGCTGAGTTTTTGGCCACTGTTGCAGTCAACTCTGTCTGACGCCGAGCAGATGCCTCATTTTCTGAAGCCCTGACCTTCTCTTCGGTGGCAATTGCGGCCGTACTAGTCCAGCCCTTCATTGCATCCGCCAGATCACCGCTTCCATCATCCTCGCGATATGCCGCACGCAGGGTTTGTGTGGCCGCTGCCTGGGCGGCGACCGCGCCGTCGAGTTCGACTATCTCGGCGGTGTTCGTTGCAACCTGCTGCGCCAAGCCATTGGCTGTCTCCACCGACTGCCCGACGTCGAGCCAGTAGAGCGGGTTCGGCGGCGGCATGTTGAGCGGTACCGGTCCGGTGGCCTGATAGATCCGCTTGCCCTGCACCACCAGGTCGTATTCCTCGTAGGTCTCGTCAGGTTTGTAGCCCTCCAGCCCATCCAGCGCATCGATCTGCTCCTGCAGGCCCGGGATTTTCTCGATCTCCTCAGCGAGCTCCTGCCCTAGTTCTGTCTTAGTAATTTTCCCTGCGAGTGCAGCCAGGTAGGCCGAAACATCGTTTGATGTCTGAGCGGGCACGTACAAAAACGAGCTTTTCCCATAAGCGTTCGATGAGCGGATGAAGTAGTAGTAGTTCGTCCAGAAGCCCAGCCCCGTGTGAGTGAAGGATAGCCCCTGCCCCAGATACTCGGCATCAGCAGAGGTGGCTGTCGGTGACGTGCTGAAGAAGTATTCATAAGTACCGCCGTTCAGCCCGTTTTGCGCGTTGCCCGGTATCAGGACGATGTTGTCGATCGAGGACTGCACCACGCAGCTTTCCGGGATGGGTGGGCCATTGATGCTGATGCTGATCGTCACCTCGCCCGATCGGGCCATGGGCCCCACGGCGGCCACGCTCATCGTGTAGTTGCCCGACGGCAGGCCATTGATTGCACACTCTGTCGAGGTCGACGGCACGTTGTGCGACTGAATCGCTGTCGTGCCCTGGCGCACGATCACGATGTATTCCTTCACGATGCCGCTCGGCGGCAGCCAGGACAGAACGCCCTGAATTACTTCGGCAGTGGTGTCCTGTGTCCACGTGAGATTGGTAGGGCTGCCAAGCCCGCCGGAAGGCAGGTTGATAAACCCGATCGGGTTATACGGCTGCCCCACCGCATCATCAAAGATTGCCGGCTCGTATTGCTTGACCTGAACGGTGCAGCCCTCGCGATCGCCCATCGACCAATCAGAGACGATGAACTCGCCGAGAATGTTCAAAGATGGCAGGTTCACGCGCACAACTCGGCCCGGGCGACAGTTGTAGCCGGCGAAATTCATAGGAATACTGATGGCACCACCAGCACGGCGCCGGCGCAGCTCCATGTTTGCCAGCCGCTGGGCCTGATAGGGGTCAGTGACATAGGAGTAGGTCAGCGTTTCCGCTGCCTCGCCACCGTCTTCGACAATCCATTCGGCAACACTGACCTCGGGGTAATCGGTCTCTGTCCACGATTGGGACGGGTCAATGAACGTACCTCGAACGGTGTTGATTGCCGAGTCGTTGGTTGGCTCAGTGCTACCTGTGACGGTGCCGATCACCATATCTTCGGTGATTTCGAAGTCGTACGGCCCGTAGTAGGCGCCGGCCTGGAACATCCAGCGACCACCAACTCGGATAAGGTGGCCACCAGCAGCGGCCTCTAGCTTCTGCAAGACGCCAGTGCGCTGCTCGTCTGCGCCGATAACACAGCCGCTGCGGTAGCGCTGGCTGGTAGAGCCGTCCGCATTGGTGACGGCCTCGTCGCAGACGTTCGCAGCACTCGCGAAAGTTTCGAAAACGATTTCATCGTCAGGCACGCCGCACCGGGCGCGGAGGTACCACAGCAGATGCAGCGCGGTGTTTGCGCTGTAGCCCGCCGTGTTGCTCCGTGGATCGTAAATGTCATTGCGGCCGCGCACGACAAAGCGAGTGTCGGGTATGCCGGACGGGAATTTCTCAGCACTGTAAAACAGGGAAATGCGGACGAAGGACAGCCCGCGACCGATCTGAGAGTCCTTCCAGTCCGGGCAGTTTTCCTTGAGGAATGCATTCACCTGAGTCGGATCGACGACCAGTTCATAGGTGGCATAGGCGCCGAACGAGCCGATTTCTTCCTCGCCGAGGTAGATGTTTTCGAGGGCATCGATCGCCCCTTCGCAAAGCACGTACACCAGGTGCAGCCATTCACCCTCCCCCTGAGCGCCTGCCTGCTCCTGCGCCCACACCAGCACGCCGCCGGTAGAGACACGGCCGAGGATAAAGCGCACCGGCGCCTTCGAGGACCGCACCGTCTGGGCGGAGGGTTCGTTGTCACGCAGCGGCGACTTGGTGTTGAGCTTTTCCTGTTGCTCCGCCGCGTAAAAGGCAAGCGCTGCGCCAGCCACAGCACCCCACGGGCCGCCCTGAGCGAGGCCAACCACCGCGCCGGTGACGACTGAAGCGAGTTTCTTAACGCCGCCGCTCATTCAATTCTCCACGCGGCCAATGGCTCGCACTCAACCCGAGCCGCACCGTCATCGGTTGCAGCCCAGTAATCCCCAGCCCAGAAAACGGCCATGCTTCGGCCGCCGGGTGCGTCGTACAGCACGACGTCTCCGCGCTGGATGAAACCCAGCGGCACCCTGGCGAAGTGGACATCCCAAGCAGCCTCAAGACTGCCGTGCTGTTTCTTCAACTGCCGCTTGGCGCCGGTCTCCGTCGTGTACTTGCCGCGGTAGTTCTCCGCCGGATCGACACCACACACCGAGGCCGTGCAGTCGGCAGCGAACAGGCAGCAGTCAAATTCGCCCCATGAAAAAGGCCGCTCTTGGGCGGCCTTGATCGTTTCGTTCAGACGGGTTGTCCAGTCTCGGTAGCGCATGGCTAGCTTCCATAGGTGAATGTCGGTGCGTCCTTCTTCGAGCCCCAATAAATGGGCCACTCGGACATTTGGGCGATGGCGTAGAAGAACCGGTCGCCCTGGTGGCGCGCGCGGTGGTTTTCGTCGGTGAATCGTTCGGTGCCGGTGCGGCTCCACTCGGCCATGCGATCAATGACCGGGACAGTGATGCTGTTGCCGTCCTCGCCATTGCCAGCAAAGGAAAACTTCGCAGCGTCCATCCGGCCGGAGAACAGAATATCCGCCGCGTAGTTGCCGGCCTCGTCGAACACCACGAATATGACTTTTGCCATTCGCCCGCGACAGCCCCGGACGTTCGTCTCGGAAAGGATGTAGGCATCCAGACCGCTGAGCGTCAGCTCGACCGACATTGGCGAGCCGGAGTTGTCGCTCTCCTGCGACTGGCTGACCTGGCCGAAATTGCCGACCCCGAGGTAAGTGATGCCATCTACCACCAGATCACCGGTACCGGTGTGCGCGAAGACCATGCCGTCGACGAAGTCGAGCTGGACCGCGTAGACCGGCATGAAACGGCCCGTGGCGATGATGTTCACAACGCTCTGGCTGAACGGGAATGCTGAGGGCATCAGAAAGCCTCCCTGAATTGGTAACTTCCGTTCGCGATCACCGGCTTGATGGACATTGCCCAAGTGTCGGTGGTCATGCGCATTTCCGAATACGGATTGAGGTATTCGACAGCGGTGCCGGCGGTGAGCGTCTTGCGGATGCGCTTGTTGAGCCACACCGTCACGCTGCCCTGCGCGTTCGCCGATGCCGCATCGGTAACCTCGAACATTTCGCCCGCGATGGTGATGTAGTCGCCGGCGCTGAAGGCTGGTGCGTTCGCTGTTGCGCCGCTGATGACCATCGATCGCGCCTGCGCGTTTCCGGTGACCACTGAGAGCGCGCCGACACTGTTGGTGCGCCGGCGGGTAAAGGCCGGAAGGTTGAAGGTGCCGAACATCCCATCCAGTCGCCCGAGAAACGCTGAAAGCTCGCGCTCCTGCTCTCTGGTCAGCACCCCAAAGGTCAAGGTGCATTGCCAGTAAGCGCCCGGGTAGCCGACGATCTGCTGGGCATTTGACAGCGTCGATGTGAACGCCCTGCTGTTGTTGACGATGCCCCACGTCATTTCTGACGGGCGCAGCGAAGCCGGCCACGTGAGAGCCATGCGGTACTCCTTGGAGAAACGGGTTAAGGCTTGCGGATCTTGCTTAAGGAGCCGCCCGGTCCCAGCACCTCAGAAAATGATTGCTCGTAACCGGCGCGCATATTGCGAGTGCAAATTTCAATGAGCTCACCGATATCTGGGCCGACCTCATCGCCGCAGTGCAGAACGGCCGTGATTCGGCCCACGATCTCAGCGTGCAGTTTCATGCGCTCACGCCAAAGGTGAGGAGACGAGTCTTGGTCTATCCCCTTGAATATCACCGGTGATATAGCCTTGGTGATCACATCCAGCAGCTCGGGGACATCCAGATCGGAAACTTTCATCGATTTCTCCTTATCAGTTGCATTGCCGGCCCGTTCTGTTTGAGGTCACGCAGCATCATTTCGTACGCCCCTTTCATGCCGCGATTCGCGCCATCATCTGCAGCCTGCTTCAGCTGCTCGGCGGTGTTTGAATCGGGGTTTCCTTGGAAATAGAAGTTCTGCTCAATGGGTGGAAGGCTCATCGACGCAGAAGACGTAGCTGCTCTTGAAGTAGATGCCCCGCCACCAACGTAGCCACCGTCAGCATAGCCCTTGGCGTTCGCGTTCATGCGCTCGAGGAATTCCCGAGCGCCCGGCTGGCTCACCGCTTCCTTGCGGACAACGAACTCGCCGCCGTGCACCACGCCCTTCGGTTCGAACTTGCCGCCGTCACCGGTATAGCCGCCGTCGGAGAAACCGAACTTCGAGCTGTATCCGGCTGCCGATGCACCGAGAGTGGAGGACGTTGCGCCAGCCGAACCAGCGGCGAGACCATTGCCGGCAGCAGCGCCACCGGCGGTCAGCCCGCTGAAGATCGTTCCGAAGATGCCCACCGCCGCCTGCCTCACCTGGATCCGGATCAGGTCGGCGATGATGCCGTCGGCCAGATCCTTGAACGACAACTTCCCGGTCTTCACGAAATTTACGATCGAGTCTTCCATGTTGCTGAAGGCATTGGTGAATAGCGATTTGCTTTGGCCGGCCACATCAGCAGCTTGCTCGGCATAGTTCTGAAATGCCGACCTTGCACCGTTCGACCAGTCGGCCTGAGCCTTATCCACTTTGGCCCAGCCATTCACCATGATTGCGACCTGCTGCGGGAATAGCTCCTCGGTGATATTGATCTGATCCTGCAAATCCTTGCGCTGCTGGTCAGTTGACGCCCTGGCAAGCTTGGTACGCAGATCAAGGATTCGGTCGTTGTGATCGCTTTCAAGCTTCAATCGCTCCGAGGCTCGTTGTGCCTCCTCGGTACCCTGCCCAATAGCAGCAGCTGCCTGATTGGCAGCTTCCTGCTGGGTTTGGAGTTGCTTCTGGATCTGCAGTCGATACTGCTCGGCCTGGCTCAGCTCGCCACTTTTTTCAATAACTGCGGCGTAATCCTTTGATGCCTGACCAAGCGCAATACCATATTGCTCCTGCGTGATCTTCCCCTTCGAAAGGGCAAGCTGCAGCTTCTCCTGTGCCTCGGTCAGATCTCGAACAGCCTGTGCTGCCGGGTCTGCCTTTTTGTAGAGGGCATCGAAGGCGGTCAATGCGGCGCTCAGCTCACCTTTTTCGCTCGGACCCTTGGGAGTTTTTGTTGGCTTGTTTGGCGTGGTGCCAGCAATAACTTGTGCTGCAGCCTCATCTGCCAACTGCTGCGGAGTTTTGCGCGGAACAACTGGCGCAGTACCGCCATTGGTCAGCAGTCCATAACCACCAAGGTTTTGCTGCACAACCGGCTTGGTAAGCAGTGATGCGTAGGAGGCTGCAGCGACCTTCTCTATAGCTGTGATTTGACGCTTCGAGCTGTCCTCGGCAGATTTCGCCGTCTCTGCGTCAGCCTTTTTCTTGGCTACTGCAAGATCCTCAGCGGCCTGCATGGCGGTGTAGCTCGCCACCAGTAGAACCTTCAGTCGCTCCTGCTCGACTTTGTTGTTCTCCTTGACCGCGTCCTGGTACTTATTGAGCAGGTCGGTCTGCGCTGCGATGGCCTTGGCTTGCCCTTGCTGCGACGAATTGGCGCCCATCTTGATGGCGGTGTATGCCGCCTCAGCCGCTGCGTTTGCGCCAACCAGGTCGCGGGTCTTGGTCAGTTGCTCAATGTACTTTGCCCAAGCTTGTGCGCTGGCGCCATTGGCCTTGCTGGTGGCGCCTAGAGATGCCGCCATCTTGCCGTTATTGGCTGACACGTCCTGAGTTAGCGTGTTTACGGATTGCAGGCGCTCGGCATAGCCAGCCGCAGATTGAATATTGGTGTCATAGCCGGCCGCGATCCCTTCCAAAGAGGACTTGAATCCGCCCGAAAGGCCTTGCGTCGATTGCAGCCAAACAGTGACATCGTCCAGGGTTTTCTGTCCGGACTGCACTTCCGCAATCATGGTGGACAGGGTCGCCAGATCAGCTACCCGCGCCGCACCCACGGAAGTGATCGCATTCTCGGCGATGTTTCCGTATTTGCTGGCGGCGGACGACGCCTGATCGAGTGCCGCCCGTTGCGCTTCGGCCCATTTCGACGCCTGATTGCGCTGCTGGGCAGCTGTCAGGCTGTCGAACTTCTTGACTGTTTCGTCTAGGGTCAGGTTCTGATCAATGAGCGACTTGGTGCCTTCGTCGGCCGAACTGCTGAAGTACAGATATGCGCCGGCTACAGCTGCCAAGCCCAGAGTGATCGCCCCCATTGGGCCGCCAATGGCTGACAACGCAAGCGATCCGGCGGTGCGAGCTACAATGCCCTGTTGCTGGGCTGCGTTCAGCCTAAGCTGTGCCGCGTTTTGAGCGTTCATCGCTAGCGTGTCAGCTTCGCGCGATGTGGCCAGCCTTGCATTTGCAGCCGTGACGCCTGACTGGGCGAGAATCTCGGCGGTTGTCGCCTGGCCGAGCGCGAGCCGAGCAGCAGTTTGTTGAGTGGTGACAATCGCCTCGGTCCGACGAATCTCCGCCAGGCGGGCAAGCGATTGCTGGCGACCGGTTTCAGTGATCTGCGACTGCAACCGCTGAGTTTCGAGCGATCGATCCGCGACCAGCTGTGCTTGAACAGCCTGGATTTGAATAAGCGCGCTTGCCTGGGCCGATTTTGTCGCAAGCGCCTCTGCAAGCGATCGCCGAGAGATGGCCAGAGTGGCAGCCTCTTCAGCAACGACTCGGCGGGTTGTCTGTGCGGCAGCAGCCGTGGATGCAACTTCGGCCTGACTTTCTGTGACGATCTGCGCTTTGGTAGCAACGATTAGGTCGTATCTAGCCTTGACCGCCAGCCCTAGAGAGCTGACCAGTCCGACACCAACTTTTGCAGCGTATGCACCGGTTATAGCCATCAACGCATCGGTGTTGGAGACGACTGTTTTCAGCCCATCACCGCCGACAGCAACGACATTGCCGAGGCCGGTCGCGATGGACTGAATGCCATCGATTACTTCTGGTTTCGACAGAGAGTCGGCCAGCGCATCAACCGAACTGATAAGCGGATTTATGTCGATCTGCCCGACAGCAGCAAGGAAGTTGTTTTTCAGTGCGGTCGATGCCTGCTCGAACCGGCGCGGCATGCGGTCAAGCTCCGAGTTCAGCGAAGTCAGAGACTTGAGAAGCGCATTGGTAACAACCTCAGCGGTGATCTTGCCGTCGGCCGCCATCTGGCGAATCTGGCCGTTGGTGACGCCCAGGTACTCTGCCAGCGCACGGGTGATGCGTGGCCCCTGCTCCATAACAGAGTTCAGTTCCTCGCCGCGGAGCGTGCCAGAAGCCAAGCCCTGGGATAGCTGAATCGCGGCGTTCGAAGCCTCCTGCATGGTGGCGCCGGAAATTACGAACGCCTTGTTGATAGCATCGGTTACGCCAAGCAACTGCTCCGTGGTGTAGCCAGCGCCTCGAGTCGCGTTCGCCAGCCGGGTATACAGCGACACGGTAGACTCGAGCGAGCTGCCGGTGTTATTCGCCATCGTCAGCAGCTTTTGGAATGAATCGCTCGCTACCGAAGTCGAAGAACTGACGAGCGCCAGAGACCCCTGCATGGACTTGAAGGCGTCTGTAAGTCGGATGATCTCGCTGACCACTCGACCGGCACCGAGAGCCGCGAACGCTACGCCAGCTGCTCGAGCCGCCGATCCAGCCCCAGACATAGAGTTGGCAGCTTGATCTCCGACCACAACAAGGTTGTTCAGGGTGATACGAAGCTGTTCACCATTGCGCTGCGCCTGCCGCGAATCGATGATGATATCCAGGCGGCTGGATTGCTGGGTCATAACGTTTCTCCGGGCGAAAAAAAACCCGCCGGAGCGGGTTGCGTGATTTTTTGTACTGCGCTAGATCTGGATCGCCTCCAATACCCACGCACCTCTAGTCATATCAAATCTGATGGTCGCGTCGAACGGATTAGGCAAGTAAGCGCCAAATGCGTTTTTTGCCCTGACATTCGCGCTAACCCTAAAGGTGCAGGCGCCGCCTACCCGCTGGACACTGACCTCGGGGTCGTTAGGCCATGGGAATACGGCAGAATCTGGGTCTTTGAGGCGGCGCTTTACTTCAAGGGTTACGGCGCTGAACGCACTGACGGGATCATTGCACTCTTTCTGGCTCCGCTCCTTCCTGGCGTCCGCCGCTGCGGCATAACTGTTGGCCTTCATTCCGGCGGTGGGATGACGCATCAAGTAGAGAGACAGGACGAAGTTTGCGATCAGTGCGACGGATAATGTCAGCACCGAGCCCTTGACTATCGGCATCCTTGTTGGAACCTTTGGCCACGCCAGAATCAGCAGCGCTAGGCCTACTGCGACACCCATGAACCCAAGAAATCCACCGAACATTAACGCTCCTCCCTGTTTGATGGCATCAATCTACCACCATCCGCAGGAAGCACCAAAACCCCGCTGATGCAGGGTGATGGGTGAAAGTTTTGTCAGGCTGCTCGGTGCTTAGACCTCAGGCGCAGGTTGCTCAGCGCCGCAAGGGCGAACTCGAAAAGGTCGTCAGTAGAAATCGGGATGTCGCCAGGGATGTGCGCGATGCCCGTCAAAAATTCCCGGCTCGACAACACATAAGCGTCATCAGGAATCCGCGTGATCTGCTGCTCACCTTTGTGATTGAAGCTGAGCATATAGCGGCCATCCTGGCCGACATCGAAATACGGCTCTGCTGGTTTTGGCAGATACTGGCCTTCGATGGCATATGCAGCAACGAAATTCATCGCTGATTCTAGTTTTTCAGCGGGAATGTCTTCCCCGCGCACGACGCTGAAAGCTTTGTGTACCTGCGACCAGATGTGCATGCGCGCGCTTTGTTTGGCACGCTTATCGAGTCGGCTGATTTTCCCATCGATTACCGCAGACAGGCAGTGAAAGCCGTCGGAGCCGATGGTGGTGCCGATCAATGTGAAATTCGTGCTCACCGGCAGTGAAACAGGAGCGTGAGTTTTGTTCCAGTGCGACCACAGAACATCGTCGCATTCGTTTTGAAAGGCGATCACAACATCACGCAGCTCTCTCCGAACCTTGCTGGCATGAATGGACATCAGCCAGCCGGCGAGTTTGCGCAGAGGAAGGCAAGCCATTTCGCGGCTTTTCCCATCATCCGCAACTATCACCATAATGGTGACAGTTGAAGCAAACCGCCCATCCATCAACTTGCGATGCTGGGTCTGCCATGCCAGCCCCATACCTTCAACAACCGGCTTCATTGGTACGAATGGCTCGCCACCCTTCTCAACCAGCAACAGACTGGCTGAACGGAACGGGATGACATTCGATACCGCTGTGCTAATATTCGACATGACGTTTTTCCTGATAGATTGACGTTCTGCTTCATGAGCCTCAAGCGTTGGCGCGCTTGGGGCTTTTTCATGCCCGCTGTTTTTCCGCATTTTCCCTCTCCATCATTTTCTTGAGCCGGAAGATCACCTCTCCATTGATCGTTCTTCCATTGCCGTCCGCCTCACCGCACAGCCATTCGCGCATCTGCTCTGGAAGCCTGAGGATTGTCGGGACCTTCGTTTCCTTCTTTTTCACTGCTTTCTCCTAGTGCTTGCGTGTCGGTAGATGTCATTTAATATCACTCAACTTTGAGTGTCAAGCGGTGTCGTTTGAAATCTTTTCTTCTCTGGTATAGTGATATTAAACCGAGTTAAGAGGCACCCTATGACCGACACAAGAGAATTCCCAGAGCGCCTTGCTTGGGCGCGAGCCGAGCTGGGCCTCACGCAGAAAGAGCTGGCCGAAGCCGCAGGTGTTAGCCTCGTTCAGGTCGCCAGATACGAAACGGGCCGCTCCACTCCAAGGCTGGGCGCAGCCCTAAAGCTTGCTCGCGTGCTCGGCATCGACGCTTACGATTTGATGCCTGAGCTTAGAAAGACCACCAAGGAAATTGAGGTCCAGCTCAGTGCAGAAGAGGCCGAGCAGTTCGATGCGGAAGCTGCAAAGCTCGGAATTACGACCGAGGAGCTCATGCGAAAGCTGACAATGATCGGGCTCAGGATGAAAGCCAAAGACCCGGCTACGCGGAAAATGCTTGAGGAAGAGTTTCCCGGCATGCTTGAGCGAATCGATGCGCTTTCTGGCGATGACGACTGACATCCTTCATTCAATGAAGGGCGTGCATCCGTTGCACACCCTTCCTCGCCTGTACGAATCCCCAGTAACGCCCCGTCTCGCTCCGATAGTAGCCTATTGCCCTCATGCAACGGATTACCCAGTCCTTCGCCTGCAAGCCCAAGGACTGGGATTGCGCCAGTCTCGGCGCGTTTATGACCTGGAGGTCAATGTGTCAGACCAAGCACTCAAAGAAACAGTCATCGCCCAAAGCATCATCATTAATGCGCTAATAGCCGCAGTTCGCAAAAAGGACGCTATTGATTTGGGCCTCTATAATGACCTGATCGCCAAAATGCGCGAAAAACATGTCGAGGACGGCACCGGCAAGAACAAAGTTTTCAACGAGGTAATCGAAACAGCAAGATCAGCTGCTCTTATTCTGGATCAGCAGCCGCCGTCTTTCCCCCGCGGATAAATTCCGAGATTGAGCCTACCGCATGCGCTACTGAGGCGTCTGTGGCTACTCGCAGGCTCGACTCCTGGCTGAGTCGAGCCTTTATATCTTCAATCTCACGCTTCAAGCCCGCCACTTCTTTCGCAAGGCCTTTGTACTCGCTGCTCATATCCCACTCCTGCGGCCATGCCGCGTCATGTTGGCTGTCACTACACGTCGTCATCTAGCGCAGCGCAGCCGGTCCGCGAATCGTTCCAGCCGCACTTTCCAGGAGTGCCCGTTGTTCTGGCGTCACAAGATTCGCGGGGAACCTTCCGGTATCACGGTCGGCAAGATCTGGCCAAACTCCTTGCAGGACTTCAGCCTTCGCAGATTCCGTGGCGCAAATACCACACGTAACTGAGACCATTTCGAACTCGACTCCCGCGGGTGTGAATGTGTTCATTTTTGCTCCTGCGGGATGTCCCGCTCTGTGGTTAATCTTCATCACAAGCCGAGCACCCGAGATCACTTGGTCATTGAGCTTTCCTGCTGCTCTGCCCATCTTTTGCGGAAATCGTCATCAAGGGCGAATATCACTGCATCAAACTCTTCGCGGGAATATCGCTCACCGTAGGCTGCCAGGTAATCACTCAGATCCCGAACAGAGAGAGGTGCCGGAACACCGTTCATGCCGACATACTGCCGCCCCCGACTGATGACGTAGTAGGCTTCCAGCATATCGGTGGTTGGACCGTCCAGCTCTGGCGGCTCAGGGATGTAAACCCTCAGCTTTTCGTGGACTTCTCTTTTGCGCTCGTTTTCCGGGCCCGCCCACTCGGCTGCCCAGCGGTAGGCGGCAAGGGCTTTTCCACTGTTTCGGCCACCTGCTCCTTGTGACGTAGGGCGATGTCATTGGCAGCATTCAGAGCGAGGAAGTAAACCTCTGGCATCTGCTCGATCAAAACAACGCCGCGCTCCGGGGTATACGGCGCAGGTGCGTCTGGATCTTCTGCCTCTGCAACACCCTCCCAGTTGAGGATCAGGTGCTTGCATGCCAACTCAACGAAAAGAATGTCTGGATCTGGTATTTCAACCGATGACTTCTTGAGGATGTCGAACTCTTCAGTCCCTACGCCCATCTGGCGCGAGGCGAATTCAAGGTGTCGCTGAATCTGGCGGTAGTCGCTGGTGTAGCCTGGTCGAGCGGACGATCCGATCTGCAGGCGCAGGCCGGGGGCCGGCTCGATCCATCGCGTAGACACCGCATCCAGCGGATCTTTCTTCTTCAAAATAAAGGTCATTCTGTACTCCAGCAACGAGGCCCTTTCGGGGCCTCTGCATTATTAGCGGTTAAGGCGTAACAGCAGGTACGCGAGTAATCGTGGGCGGGATACGTCGGGCCGAAACAGCCAGCTCCACCTCGATGATGTCGGTCGCACCGCCGTCCGGCCAACTGCCGACCGCTTCCATTTCTGGCAGCAGCACCGTGTAAGCACCGTCAGCATTCTCGAGCGTGAAGCTCATGGCTACCGATTCGCCGGTACGCTGTTTGCGGTACAGGGCGTAGGAAGCGGCAGACCAGGCCACGGTGACGCTGCCGGAGGCGCTGAAGGTTGTCGGGATAATGCTGCCGGCGAACGCATCACCCGAGCCCAAGCAGCGCTGCGTCTGGACTGCGTTATCGAAGGTCAGCGACATTGCGCTGATGCAGGTGCCGTTAGCTGCCGAGGCGGCGACACCATCCAGGGTCAATGCGGTGAAGTTCTTGAAGTTGAATCGAGGGCCGTCCAGCTCCGCAGCGGCAGCACTGAAGAAGCTGGTGCCATCGGCCTTGTCTTCCCAGTCAGTCGCCGAAAACGTGGTGTCAATGGTGACATCGTTGTCGGTGCCGAAGGTGAAGGCCATCGATGCCACTTGTGCGCCGCGAGCAACTGACGCAACGGTCACATCGCTCGCGTAGGAGGCGATCGAGTAGCTGATGCGCTGATTACCCATGGTCAGAGAGTCAGCGGTCCAGCGCGCGCCGAAGCACGACTCCAGGAAATCATCGACTGCGCCGCCGTAGCGCCACTTCATACCGATCGCGCCAGCCACATCAACCGTGGTCGGCGTGGTGCCCTGACTCATTCGAGTCGAGCCAATTTCGTTGTTTTTTGCGGTGTTCTGGGTTGGGCCGATACCGAACGAGGTACGGATCAGCTCTTTCCAGCCAGTTGCGGGCGTGATGCCCTGGGTTACTTCTTCAACATAGGCCGTGGCGACCTTTGCTCCTGACGACATGGGTATGTCTCCTTTCTGCGGGCATAAAAAAACCCGCGCTTGGCGGGATTGGCTGGATCGAAGGGGAGTTTATTTCTTGCCGAACCCGGCAGGTCCGCCGCCGCACATGCAATTGATGCTGAATCTGTCAGCGCTTACCAAAAACTGCGAACCGATACCCAGTCCGACACCGGCGGCAACGTATTGCCCTTGCTCATTGACCTGCATCTTCAAAGACCACTGGGGGGCGAGCTTGGCCTTGATCGTGGAATCCTTGATTGACGTCTCGCTCACGAAAACAACGCCATCAACTACCACGAAGGGCTCTGGCTTCTCTGGCTTTTCCAGATTGCCGATGCGGCAGCGAACTGCGCCATCCGTAGTGATAGTCATGACGCCATTCACCATCGAGACTCGCGTACCGGAAGACTTAGCCTTCTCTGCACGGGCCAGCGCCTCCTCCGGGGCTTCCTGCCGAACATAGGTCAGCGTGGTGCGGTAGTCCGATCCGTCGCGGTCAAATGAGAAGTCCTCGGTCGTGAACTCTGCGCTTTCGCGGAACTCGACCGGGATCTTCGCCAGCTCAGTACCGATGAACGCGTAGCGCTCCATCGCATTGGCTGCAAGTTCGCAATCAGGCCATTGTCCGGCAGTTATCGTGACCAACTTGGGGCCGGATGGCTTGATGTCGTCGACAGCGGCGCCATTCAGCTCAAACGACCCGTCATCGCTGTACTTCCAGCCGGAGACGCCCGGCACGTAATCTTTGCTTTGCATTGATGCTCTCCGACGGCCTCAGTAGGCCCTGTAGGGAATTTGCACGTTGACTTGATACCAACCGTTGCCGTCGTCGCCAAGAGTTGCGGCCGAGGCCGCGAAACAGTCGAAACCGCTATCGCTGAAGAATTCGAAGTGCTGCACCAGCGTATCGGCAGCCCGAGTGATGGCGAGCGTACCCTTGTAGCTGGGTACAAACAGTTGAATGATGATGATCCCGGTTCGCTGCACGCATGGCGACAGGCCGACTTCTGGCGTAGAGGACAGGCCAGGAACGTCGGCCAGCCTTGCCCAAATCGGCTTCCCGGACGGGTCGAATATCGCGTTGTTCGGGAAGTCGACACTCGCCGCCGGGATACCGGTCCATTGCGTCATGCGCGTGGTGACGATGTTTCGGATCTGCTCGAAGGTCATTGGTTGGCCCTCGCCACGCTGTTGAATGCCGCGCCGAACATGCCGACTGGCGCCTGTTTCGAGTGGCCGTCTTCCAGCCTCTCGATGTAGGGCAGGTTGTTCTGCAGGTAAACGACCGTGTACGGCTCCAGGCCGCTCAGCCGTGAGGCACCATTCATGATCGTGTTGCCGCCCGACTTGTCGTAGCTTTCCAGCACCTGGTAGACCGGAGCCCCGATACTCACGATGGTGTTTGCCCGTGCGCGCCCGGTATCAACCGGCATTCGCATGGTTATCTCGTTGAGCAGCTGGATAGCAATCGTCCTGATCTTCTTCGAAAGGTCTTGCTCGACAACCCCTATAAACAGGCTCGGCGGCACTCTCCATCCTCGGGCCATGGGTCACTTCCTCAGCTGTATCTGGTAGCTGGCTGACGCAGGATCAACCTGTACGCCCTTTACTAGGTAGCTGACGCTCTTGGTTCGGTCGGCCAAGTCAGGCGCCGCGATCGTGTGACCCTCGGCTGGCCGGTCGGTCACTTCGTTGGTCAGCGCGATCAGCTGCAGGTCGCCCGACAGGATGTTGATATTGTCGATGCGCCTGGTTTCGTACCTGGCCAGCACGCCGCGCCCGGTGTAGATCACGGGAACCGCCGTTGTCTCTTCGGTGACCGGGTCATAGACACCCAGGCCCTGATACGAGCCGATGAAAGCCGACACAGCATCGGCCAGCTTCCCGTCGAATGCCTTAGCCAGCTTGGTCTGAAGCTTGTCCTGTAGGCCCATGCTCAGCCCCTCACCATCGGGATGGAATTCGTGCCAGTGACCCAGGGATAGATCAGCGCTAAGGCGAAGCTCTCCCCAGAGGACAGCGCCACAGAGCCCTGAACGTAGGTTTCACTGACTGACGTGCCAGAGGTGGCTGACACCGTCTCGCTGATAGTCTCGCGCTCGACGGCCCTGTACAGACCGCCCGTAGAAGCGACCTTTGCAACTTGGGCGCCGGCCTGCTTGATCTGGGCCGGTACTTCGGCGGGAACATGACGCTTAATCTTGCTGGTCAGCCAGGCGTTGGCCTGCATCACAGACAGAACCGGATCACCGGCACCCGCCCAGCCCGACCCCAGCAATGTGTCAACGTCTGCAACAGTGATGAAGTCGGTCATGGGTTATTCCTGTTCGGCCTTCTGGCTTGCACCGCCGGACTTCGCTGCCTTGATCGGCTCGGGGTGCTTGTAGTCATCCGGCGCGAACTTGGCGTCGATGATCTTGTAGCCCTTCTGGCGCAGTTCAGCCTTGCGCTCAGCGGTGACCGGGTGCTTCTCGTAAACGACTTTCTCGTCCATGGTGGACTCCTGGAAGGTGGATTAGGCGACCCAAAGGCCGCCGTCTCGATTACTTGGTAGCGTCACCGATGGTGATAACGCCAGCGGAGGCCTTGATGCTGTTCGCAACCAGATCCCAGTTCGAACCCGTTGCCAGTTCGGCGCTGGTTGGCGACTTGCCGCCGTTTGCCGTATCCCATGTAAATCCTTTGAGGCCCATGCCGAAGGTGTAATCCGCCTGCATGGTGGTCTCGATGCGCTCCTTGCCGTTGGAGGTCTCGATGTTGGTGATCAGGTCAGAGCCATCCATCACCATCGCAGCGCCATCAGCCAGGCTCAGCACCTTTTGCTTGTTCGGGGTGCCCGCCTCGTACAGAGCTGCGGCGTCGGTAATGATCACCGCCTTACCCAGGATGTCGACCACCTGCACGCCGCTGAAGGTGAACAGCTTCTCGGCGTTAACCAGGTTCTTTCCGATCAGCTTGTGGTACATGGCGCCGGTCATTACCTGGGCAATCAGGCGCTGCGAAGCATCACCGAACAGCGCATGGGCGTTGTTGATGGCGATGTAGTCCACGCCGGCAGTGGCCGACACGTCATTGGTGGCGGATGGCTGGTTGCCGATGGCTGCGACCAGGGCAGCGATGGCGGTGTTCAGCTGGTCCGACATGATGGCTTCGGACAGGTTGCGGCTGATCACTTCTAGGGCTTCTTCGGGGTTCTTCTGAACCCACGACAGCTGCGAAGGCTCCCACAGGATTGGGCCGAAGCCGCCTGCGATCTTCACCGAGTCGTACTGCTTCTGGGTCAGCGGGGTTGCCGCTTGAGTGCCGTTGGCTGCGTAACGGTCAACACGACGCTGGGCGCTGTGCAGGCCAGCCCAGAACGACTCTTGCAGGAAGTCGCCGTCGATGCCTTGAGTGGTCAGTCGGATGGAACCGGCAGAAGCGGCGTTGAACTTCTCAACGTCCTGAGCCAGGGTTTCGATGGTGGTTTTCTTGAGGTACTCATTGAATACCTTCATGTTCGACAGGGACATAGTTGCTCCTTAACTTGTTGCGGTCATGGCCTTAATGGCTGCTACGCGATCTGCTTTGCTGCCGCCAAAGTTGCCCTTGGCGCCGGGATTACCGCCGCCACCGCCCTGAGCGCCGCCGCCATTGGCATCGGAACTCTTCAGGATGTGGTCGCGGTGCGGGTACTGCGAGACGAGGGTTTCAAGCGACTCGTTGAAGTCGGCCAGCTCTCCCGGGCGGGAGCGACTGAAAATCTTCTGGCCTTGAGCGTCATAGGCGACGACCTTGCCTTCTTCGATTTTGAAATTGCTGCCGAAAGTGGCCTGAACCATGTCAGCCGGAACTGCCATCTTCTCGGCGATGAACTGCGAGCGGGCGAAGCTGCCACCGATTTTCTCGGCGTACAGTTGCTGCTCGAAGCCGCTTGCCTTGGCCGTCAGTTCGTCCAGTTGTAGCTGATAAGCCTTGCTGATCTCGCCCTTCACCTTCTCGATCTCTCCGGCATCCACCAGAGTTTTAGCGTCGAGATTTGCCACTGTAGCCAGAGCTTTTTTGGCCGCTGCTGGGTCGTCGATGCCTTCGAAGGCCTTCACGGTCTTCTCGGCAGTCTCGGCCCGCTGGCGATTGTCCTTGGCTTCAGCGTTCAGGCGAGTGATGGTGCTTCGAGTGCCAGGGGCATCAAACGCCACCTCCTTACCGTCGTCTTCGACATAAACCGGCTTGTCGTCCTGGATTTCAGCGTATTGCTTGCCATTCACTTCAACTGTTTTCAGCTTCATTTCGTCTCTCTAGGCCATCCGGCCAGTTGTCGGGCCATCCGGCCCAGTGCGCCCCGCTCATCCGAACAGACAGGCAATAAAAAACCCCGGCGTTTGCCAGGGCTGAATGATTTTGTTTGTGGTTACAGGCCGGCGCGATCAAAGGCCTCAGGCACCATCTTCCGAAGCTGATCCAGCGTGCGCGGCTTGAAGTTATTGCCGATCTGCAGGTCAGAGAACTGCTCAGGCGTCATCCCGCCATCGCGGAACAGCTTCGCCCGGGCCTTGCCGATGACCGTGTCCTGAAAGGCTGCTGGCTGCGTCTTGATCCACTCGTAGTAGCTGGTATCCGCCTGGACCTGGCCGTTCATGCTCGATCGGTCAGCCAGCGCACCCATTGACGGCGCATCCTTGAGGATCAGAATGAAGCTGGTCCGGCAGCGGATGTGAAAAGGTGGCCGAGGCCCCTCATCAATCGCGTACTCGCTTCCGTCTGCGGCTCGACAGTAAGCAGTCGTTCGGCCGTCCAGCGTGGCGATGATCTTCACGCCCTGCAGGATGTCGCTGTTCTGCTTTGCGAACTGATTGCGCGCTTGGCTGGCAACGTGCTGCACAGCCGTGCGAGTGACTGCATCGGCGTTGCGGCTTGTGATAGCGAGCAGGCCGTCCGCGTACTTCATGTCCTTGGTGCCGCGCAGGGTGCGGATGATCTCGGAGCTGGTCTTGCCCTCGAACCACCCTTGCCGTATCGCACCGGTTACCCTAGATCGCTCGGCTTTGCTCCAGTCCTCGATGAAAGGTGTCAGCAGCTTCCCGCCATCAGCGCCCTTGATGCCGAGGGGCGACCTGAAGGCTGCTGTCTTGAGCGTTGCGAGCGCAGGGATGGTCGCGGTATAGCTCGGCACCGCAGCGCCGATCAAGACCGCCTCGGCAGTTGCTTGCCAGACTGCAACATCCATCAAATCCAGCTGCATCTGATCGGTGTATTGAGTGAGGATGCCGGCCAGCGCTCCATCCACCTGCTTGAGCATGGCATCGAGTCGAGCGCGCTTGAACTCAGTCAGTTCCGACTTTCCCAGCTGCTCGCGCAACGACCGGTCGATCTGCCGCAGGAACGGCGCGAACTTCTCGACCTCGCTGGACTTGAGACTTTCCAGCAGCACCGCGTTGCGGATCGTTTCGCTGATCTGATCGATGCCCATGGGTTAATCGTCCAGGCTCACGCCTTTGCTGGGTTGAGTTTGTATGCGGGCAAACTCCTTCGACCAGTCGAGCTCGTCACTGATTACGCCTCGACGCTGCATCTCGGAGTAGAGCGTTTCGTCGCTGAGCTTGCCGGAGTTGGCCATGCTGATCAGGTTTGGCAGAGAGACTTCAGGAGCGAAGTCGCTGTCGAAGTTGCCGCGCATCTCGACGTGGCCACCGTCGCCCAGTTCGCCGTAATCGGCCAGGATCTGGAGCAACTGAGCGATGCAGTCAGCGAACTGACCGGCCAAGCGAGCTAACGGGGACAATTCCTGCGCCGCTTCCTCGTTGGCCTGAGCCGCCGTCTTCACGGCCTGCTTATCCTTCTGGAGCAGCTTGGCACCAGCCATACGCATGTCATCGACCAGATCGTTCAGCGAGTCTCGCCCGGCAGTGATCGCGGCACCGGTATGCTCGACGTACTTGGCGTTGCCGTCCTTCGGCATGCGGGTTGCACTGGCCGAACTGATGGTCAGCTGGAATTCTTCGTTGTCGGTGAACACGAAAAGCAGCGGGACGCGGGCAACGTGCAGCAAGTTGTCCTGATCACTCTGTGACTGCCAGTGCTTGACGTTCAGGTGAGCCAGCTCAAGCAGTGGCGGCTTAGCCGTCATCGGCCCGGTGCGGCCCGTATAGAACGTCACCCAAGGGATGTATTTGAGGCTGGTTGAGCCTTGATCGAACAACTCCCATGCGCCACCACCATCAGGCTTGCGGTAAGTCTTCCAGACTCCAGGCTCCAGCACGCGGACTTGATCCACGCACTTGACGCCGAAGTCACCGTCAGCGACCTCAACCGACTCCATGTAGCGAACCTGCGCCAGTCTGCCGCCATCGAGACGCCAGCCGAGGACCTGCCCAGGCTTGATGATGACAGCGTAAGGGCGAACCCCAGCCGCTTGTTCCTCGGCTACGGTCTTGTACAGCTTGTTGCCTTCAGCGTCTCGGGTTGGCTGATGTTCAATCATCGCGTGACACAAGCCTTTGGCCAGCGCCTCGCGGAACCACTCGACCGACCACGAATTGAGGTCATTGCCGCCAAGGTCGATGTCGGCGGAAAGCAGCTTGATCGGCTCAGGAACGTCCTCACCCAACTGAAGAGGCTCAGCGAACACCCGTGAAGTGCTGCTGCTTACCGTCTCGGCATACGCGGGGAGAAGCGTGGACAGGGCCAGGCGCTCCTTGTAAGTGTCATCAGCCTCAGCCGGGTATTGCGGCAGGAGCTTGTTGCCGGCCTTGCGCATAGCCTGAGTTCCGCCCATCAGCGGATCAACAATGGCCCAGTGCTCGCGCATGCGCTCAACCGCCGGCAAGGCGATGCTTGGGTCATTACTCATGGGCTAGATTCTCAGGGATGTGGTGGTGGTTGGTGTCGGCTTGCGCTTGGTCATGGCGACAGCGAAGTAGCGCCAAGCATCAGCACCGTGCGACGTGCTGTCGTGCAGCGGTTTGTCTTTCCAGCAGCCATGCTTGTCGTCCCACTCCTTGCGGTATGCCTCAAGATGGGTGATGCCTTCGCTGCATTTGGATTCATCGAAAACGCAGCGCGGCAGGATCTCCCGAGCCGCTTCAATGCCAGTATCTACGCCAGTCTTCGGGACAACCTGAAACTTCAGGGTGTATTTCACGCCGTCGATCTCGTAGCCCTCTTTGGCGATGTCCTTGCGACTCTTGGCATCACTACCGAACTCACGGTTTTCGATGTCATGCGGCCCCCAGTGCTCGGAATAGGTGTAACCCTTATCCTTAAGCACCTTCATGTAATGCCTCAGGCCTTCCCCGCTGTTCTGGTAGAAGTCGATGACGTGGTACTCGTTGCCGACCTGACGCACGAACCAGATGGCCGTGGAGTCGCCGACGCCGATGTCCCAGAAGGTCATCACCGGCAGGTGGCTGTTGTCTGGCAGCGTGCCGATTCGCTGAGCGGCGTAAAGCTTGGTGAACTGCTGGGCGTAGTAGGCGCCCTCAATCGATTGCTGGAAGGCTTCGGCCGGGATCGACGGGTATTCCCGCTTCATGTCGTCGCCGAGGGTCTTCTCCTTGGCGGCGTACCAGGCGCGCTGGCCGGGGTTGGTGTCGATTCCGTGCTTGGCAAACAGTTCGTTGAAGTAGTCGGTCAGCCGCTGCGGGGTGATCGCTTCGGCTGGATCGAGCCAGTAGGCCTTGTTCTTCCACCAGCTGAAGAAAAAGAACTTCCAGTCCAGCTTGCCGAGCGGCGTACCGGACAGCAGTTGTTTCTCCGCGCTCTGCGAGTACTCGAAGAAGTAGCCCGCCCGCCCCTCCGCCGTTGATTCAATCGTGACGAAGCAATCGGTAGCGACAGCCTCGAAGGCGCCGGTAACGATCTCGCGCGCCTTGTGGGGAAACTTGGCGCAGATCTTCCCGAATTCGGATACGTGCAGATACCGTAGAGTCCCGCCCCGGAAGGACGTGGACACGTAGAGCGATCCGCCCTTGCTAAATACCAACTCACCGGCAGCGTCGTTGCTCGCCGGGTTCGCGGCGCGGATCTCTTTCGGCAGGTTGTCGTAGGCGTACTTCACCTTCTCCCGGAACAGGCGCTTGGCGTCGTTCAGGGTGTGGGCGATCAGTGCGCACTTGGCCGACTCGAATAGAGCGGCGTCCAACTGGATGATGCAGCACTCAGTCGTGAAGCCGAGCTGACGAGCCTTCAGGATGATGTTCCGGGTGTGCATCCCGTCGAAGTATTCGATCTGCTCGTCCGTCATCCGGAAGCGGGTTTTCTTCCCCTGCTTGTCAGTGATGAAGTAGAGATTGTTCAACCGCCAACGCTTATCCCGGAGCAGCTTCATGTGCTCGGGCTTCATGTCAGGCGTCCTTCGATAGTTCGTCCATCATCGCGGCCAGGGTGTCGACTGTCTTGTCGCCCTCTTCCGTGTCGAGGTTGAATGCTTGGCGCTCGCCTTTGATCACCTTGAGCTGGGCATCTACGCCTGCGTTGAGTGACCGAGCGAAGTCGCCGTGGTTTTCTTCAGTGACTGTGACGCTGGAGAGGAACGTGCTGAGCTTGCTCGCAATGCCTCGCCACTGGGCCAAGCCGGAACGATGAGCAAGCACTACAGCCGCAGCTTGATCGGATGCCTCCTCGATAATCTCGGCATCAGTGACCAGCTTCTTCTGGTCACCATCCGTGGTCACCGATCTGGTCACCTTGTCCTTCACGGCGGATCTGACCTTGCTCGTCAGGTCACGTTGCCAGCCTTCCTTCTCCGCGCGCTTCATTATCGTGTTGTGCGCCACTCCATGCTCTGAGGCAATGGCGCGCAGGGAAAGCAATCCAGCCCGGTAGGCTCGTTCGATCGCCTCCCAGTCGGGTTGCTTGGTTGTCATGGGGAATCCTTAATCTTCAATGTCCAACAGCACATCAATCAGCTTTTGCTCTCCCAGGCGCATCGCACCCAGGCATTGCAGGTCGTCGCACTTGGGGCCAAGGCCGAACACGGTCACTTGGCCTTTCGGGCCGATAATGGTCAGTGCGCCCACGGTGCATTCCGGATGGACGCCTGCATCAAGGTCATCAGCGATCTTGCGCAGCGTCTTCGCGGCGTCTCGCCATCCTTCCCGTTTGAAGTCGATCAGCTTGGCGGTCATGCCTTCACCATTTCGTGCGTCTGGGCGTGAGCCTGTCCGTGAAGGATTGCCACCACCAGACCTTGAGGCAGCCCGGCTGACTTGGCGGCGTCGATGGCCTTGGCGATCGCGGTATCCAGTTCAGTCACAGCCTTGTTGATGTCTGCGCTCAGCGGTAGCGCGTGGCGCAGGCGAGTTATGTTGCTCATCAGCTGAAAGGATCAGCGGGTTTGGCGATCGAGCGAACGAACCACATAAAGCCCTGCTGGAGATTGGTCTTAGCCAACGCCAGCAGTCGTGGGTCGACGCCTTCGATCTGGCCGATCTGCTTGAACAGCTCGCCGGCGTCAGCTTCCAGAGCCTTGATCGAGTTCATGCCGTCGATTTCAGACTGGGTCAGGTCGCGGTAGCCGGTGATCTTCTTGTGCTGGTTATCCATGCTGCTCTCCTCGTCGCGTGTCGCGACACAATTTGCTGATTCGCGAAACGTGTCGCGTACTTCATGGTACGAGCCGACCAATAAATGCTGGCAAAAGACACGCGGTGGCGGCAATCTGCCTTTCCCTTTAACTTTTATTGAGTCAGCGATGCCGACCGACGCAATCACAGCCATGGCCAAGGCTCGAGCTAACTTCGGATATTTGACTGAAGCGCAAGATGAAGTCCATCTGCTACGGTTGAAGAACGGGGCGTCCGGCTACAACCAATCCCTTAAACTTGCAGGGGTGATAAGTGACGACCAATTGACGCAGTTGAGCGAAGAGCTCGAATGTGCGTACCAGGTGTCCCGATTACACATACAGAGCACATGAGGCAGGTTGCTATGAGTGATATAGATCTTCTCTCAGATGAATACTCGTCACTGAAAGAACGCTATGACCAGATAATAAAGAATCCTCCAGCTTCAGAAGCAGACTTACAAGAAGCCCTACGAGAGCTCGCTGAGACGGCCCGGGAACTCAAAAAAATTGCAGCCGAGATTGGGAGGCTAGATGAAAAAACAACCGGGCCTGACGGACCCAATCTTCGCTTGAAGAAAGACGGCGACTGACCCCCGTTGGCTATTCTTTGTTAGCGAGGTTTAAGTGCCCTTCTGCGCAGCCGCGTATGCCGCCTCACACGCAAAGCCGGCTATTCGGCTTCGATCAAGCGCTTCTGCCAGTCTTCCCGCTTCTTCGTCAGCGCTTCTACGCAGCTCGGCGAGCAGAACGGTAAGGTCGGCTCTTGCCTTGCTTCCTTTGGCAACCTCGGCAGCACAAGACTTTCTCTTGGCGAGGAGGTCGGTGATTTGCTGCTGCAGGCTGCGAGCCCGGCTATCAGCAACAACAACGGCAGCCGACACATGCTCGGTCTTGGCTTTCGCATCGTCGGAGACTCGGTTGATGTCAGTGGTGATCTCGCGCTGTATGCGGAGCGTGTTGGTGAGCGAGTCCACGCGGGCGGTGGCAGTGTCGCGCTCGGCGGTGATGGCTGCCCGATCGTCCTTCACGCGATCCAGTCGCAGCGATAGATAACCGACGGCTGCCATCGCGGCCAGAGCCACCCACATCCATGCCGGAACCAACTTCAGTAAGGCACTCATGGAGACTGCCGTTCGACGGCTTCGTTGACCTTCTCCGCTGCCTTGCTCGCGGTGTCGGCAGCCTGGACTGCTGAGTTCGAGGCTTCCTGCACTTTCACCGCTGCATCCTGCGTCTGCTCGGCCAGGCTGTTGAGGCGAACATCACGCTTGCCCAGCGCAGCGTCGTACGCGGCGCGAACCTCGGCGAGCTGCTTCGTCTGCTCACTGCTGGCTGACCACACGCCAGCTTGAAAACCGAGGATCAATCCGCCGGCGAGCAGCAGCGCGGCGATCACCCAGATTTCTGCCCGACGCCACCAGCGGCGAGCAATGAATTCCATAGCGCATCTGTCCATCAGTTGATGCCTCCCAGCTTGGTACGCAGGCGGGCGATCTCTTCGCTCTGCGAGGTAACCGTGGCGGTAAGTTGTGCGACTTGGCTGGTGAGGGCTTCGATCTTCCCCTCCATCCGGCCTACTGCTGCGGCAAGCTCGTTGCGCTCTTTCGCGAACTGGTCAGCACGGGCTTCGGCTTCCTTTCGTGCAACCCGCTCGGAATCCAGCAGCTCATTCAGCCGGCGAAGCGTGAAAATGTCGGCGTTATCCATCGCCCTGTCAGCAGCATCCTTCGAGAGGAACTTACGCAACCAGAGGAAGCCACCGAAGAGAGTGAGACCCGTACCGCCCAGCCAGGTAGCTGTGCCTGGGCCGAGGTCAGTAGGATCCATCGCAACTCCATCATGAAAAGCTGACCCGTCAGGCCAGCGCAAATAGGTCGGCGTCCGCTGCACTCCCAGCTCGGGGCAATGGGTGTGGGGAGCCGAAAACGAAAAAGCCTCTGCGAATGCAGAGGCCCTGAATAGGTGCGCTCGTCTTTCCGAGCTGTCGGCCAAAGGCCTTCTCAACGTCGACGCCCCTTTGCATCGATCTCGCTGATCTAGTTTCGCGCCACTCCACAAGCATGTGAGGTCAGAGTGCACGGGCTGCCGGTGTTGTTTCCGTACGTCGCACTACCGGCTATCGACGTCCAGGCCTTCCCGAGGGCTGTCCTGGCTACAGGTAAAACTACAGATTCTTTTTGTGGATGCGCCAACCCATGGCGACACCGGGGTGCAGATACTCGCCGGTGCGCGGATGGCGCGAGAAGTCGGTCTCGCCAACTTGGCGTGCGACTGCCTCCCAAGCCGTTCTGGCGCGTTCCAACAGATTGCCTTTGGCTTTCAGCTTCACGTGCACCTCCAGAAGGTTGAATTCGAGGCAATAAAAAACCCGGCACGGTGGCCGGGTTTCGTTCGTCAGTCCTACACACGCAGGAATGACAGGATGGGTGAATAATGCGACATGGCGACATGACATTGCAAGCCCTTTTGAGGGACTATTTTATGCCGCCTCGCCTTCAAGCACTCCGACTGCTTCAAGCATGTGTTGCGCCTCGACCAGGGCCTCGTTCACAAGTGACTCCAGCCCATCCTTGATGGTCTTGTTCCAGCGCTGGTAAGTGCGCTCTGTAAGTCCTTGGGAATCCCAGTTCGTCATGTCGTAGTTCGAGTCGGCCAGGACGATCATCTCGCCTGGCTTTTCCTCGGCTACGGCGCGCGCATGCTTGTTGGCCCGTGCGACGTCAGCGTCCGCTGCCGCGTTGCGCCAATCCCACTGCCCCTTCTCCTTGTTCTCCCGGTGCTTCGGCGCCTTGATCTGGGTTACTGCTCGCTGAATGCCCTTCACCTGCTGCGGTACCGCCCACACCAAGACAGCCTGCTGTGTGAAGCGCTGCGGTGCTGGGGTCTTCACCACGGCGACCAGCCGGCCGATGGAATCGATCTTGCGGCCACGGTGCGTGCTGTACTTCGCCACCAGGGCGTTCCAGTGCTTCGGGGAAAGCTGGGCGTGCAAGAGCTTGTGCACGATGCAATCAGCCAACAGCGCGGCATCCTTCCCGGATATCTCGCCCTTGAGCTTGCTGGCCTGCACCCGGGGCTCGACGTTGCATCCGCCGGAACTGTTGATCGTCTCGGCTGCCAAGGCCCGGACTACTGCGGAAATCACGTTGTGGTAGTTCATGCTGCAGCCCTCTTCAGTTCGCGGGTCTTGACCCGGTATTCGGCCTTGATGGTTTTGATTTCTTCGACGGTGGTCATGCTCGGCGCCTCCCGTTGTGGGTAATCTTGGCCGCGAACAGCGCATCGAAATCCGACTTTCCTGCCGCCTTTCTAGCCCTTATCGTTCTGCCGCTGACCAAGACTCTGGGATCCCGAGCCCACTGCTCTGCGGTAAGTCTTTTTCCCTCAAACTCCACCAGGTCGAGCCCGCTACGAAGTGCATGACTTTCAGGAGTGACGCCTCGCTTTACATTGCATCCACGACAAAGAATTCGGAGATTGGCGCGGGCATTGTTCTGCCGGTTTTCGTCTATGTGGTCGACGTGACAGGTGAGCCAGGTCTCATGCTTCCCGCACAATTCGCAATCACGGCCGCCCGGACCGACATCGGCCCACATGACATGGCGATGCTCGAAGACGTAACCACCTTTGTCCGCGAGTGGATGACCAGGCTCGTACACTCGGACATAGCCGTTTGGCGTGATTACCCTTTGCTGGCGGCTTGTTGGAAGTTTTTCTGTAGTGCCGTTCCGCATTAGGCGGAAGTAGTGCATCTGGCAAAGCTGGGCGGCCTTGTACATGGCGCCACGGCCGCAATTCTCTACGCTGCATTGCATTGGGTTCGCGCCTCCAGCCTTTTGCATTTTTTGGTAAAGATGGACTTGAGCCTTTTGAGGTAGTCGATCTCATGACGGACCAGGCTCTGGTTGCGCTCCAGCCATTCCACCTTGTCCGCGCCGATCTTCTCGACCAAGCGCGGCCGGTAAACCATGATGTTTCCGCTCAGATGCGCATTGCACTGGGAGCAGGACTTGTTCATGTTCCAGAGGTTGAATCGCAGGTGCGCAGCGGCGCCCACGCTGCGGAAGTGCGAGCAGTGCCATTGGCCGCCCCAACTCGCCGGCTTGTCGCAGCTGATGCAGCCCAGATGAGCATCACGCAGCCGCACGTAACGGTTGATGACTGCCTGAGCCTCCTTGGCGTGATCCGCCCTGCTCTTCAGTTTCTCCTTGCGAACCTGGATCTCGCGGCGATCGCGCTGGGCGATGGCCTTGCGGGCTTTTTCCATGTGGCGCGGTGCATCAATCGCCGCGCAGGCCGGGCTGCAAACCGCCTGCCCCATCCGCGACGGGACGAATGAGGCCCTGCAAGTGGCGACTCTGCATTTCTTCGGCTTGGGCTGCTTCCGTTCAATCGTCATGCGGCCTCCTGGCTCAGCAAATCATCGAAGTACACGCCCTGCGGTGCGAAGCGCGCGACAATGCGATCGGTGTAGGCAATGCCCTGGGAGCGATTGAACAGACTGGTAACCGGGAAACCGTCCGGACCGAACAAATGGCACTCGCCCATCATGTCGAGCTTGGTTTCGTACGGGAGGTGCCGCATCACCCGGTACCACTCAGCCTGAAACCCAGCATCTTCGTTCAGCAGGATCTGCACGCCTATGTGCAGCTTGCAGTAGCGACGGGCTTCAGCCTCATCGCCGATCTGGGTCATTTCCGCGATGCGCTTGTACATCGCGAACCACAGCCGGTTCTGGTCTAGCGTGCGGTCCTTGCCCGGGCGCAGGGATACCACGACGAACTTCTTGTCGCGGAACATGGTGCTGAGCTTGGTGATCGCCTCGGAGAGCTTGGCCTGGCAGTTGACGCTGATCTTGTCAGTCATGACTGCACCCCCGTCTTTTTGCTGACCTTCCCTTCAGCCTCAAGCTGGCGCATGGTCGCTCGCAGAGTTTTCAGGTCGTAGATCCTGATCAGCGCTCGCAGGCTCTTGTTCGCGAGCGCGGCAAGTGCGCAGCCGACCACAAAGAGCATTGCCGCGATAAGCACCAAGCCGCCGACGATCATTGAGCCGTAACCGAGCCACAAAGCGATTGTGTCCAGTGTCATGGCTGCACCGCCTTGCTCATGGCGGCAGTGGTGCTTAGCCAAATCGCCATCCCAGTCCCTTTGCAGTAACGGCATTTGCTGCGCTCGACGTGGGTCTTGTCATCACAGCGATCGCCGTTGCAGCAGTGGTCGCATCGATCACCGCCCCAAACTTTCCAGCCAGGGGCGGCCGCATCCTTGCGCAGCGCCTCGTTCTCAGCCTTCAGCCCCTGCACTACCTGCTCATAGGCTTCGTAGCCGGTGCGTAGGCCGGCTACTTCGGCGCGGAGTTGGTCGATCTGCTCACCCTTCTTAATCACCAGTTGGGCCATCGGATCATTGAGGATGTTGATGCCGTCCATGATCTTGCGAGCAAAGGTCTCAGGGTCTACTTCTGGCGCGTTGTAGCCTCCAGCACCGACGTGGCTGGCAAGTTGGCGCAGCACATCCTCGCAACCTTGAAGCCGCTCGATCTCGGCGATCAGGCCTAGGAGTCTCGGCAATGCATTCACGGCCGCAACAGCAAGCCATGAGTCGCGCTTGTAGCTGAAGCTTGCCCAGGGCTCTTCCTTGGCCCATGGCTTGCCGATCTGGAAGGGCACCCCAGGGCAGCAGATTCCACCCATACTCTGCGCCGTCCCGGCCCACTCACCAGGCTTGTGCTCGGCCTGCTCGATTGCGCGCTTCAGCGCCTCAGCCAATTCCTTCAATTTCGCGTTATCGCTCATGCCGTCACCGCCATTGTGATCAGGACGCAGAAAATACCGATGCCAAAGCCTGCGAGGCTGCAAGCGGCTCCAATCTGGAATTTGGTGGTCATGACAACAGCTCCTTTGGCACGCTTACAGTTTCACCAAGGACTGAGGCGACTATGGCGCGGCAGGCGGCGGTCAGATGTTTGTTTCCGTAGCCAGAGGACGCACACGCAGGAACTTCCGCCCGAATAGTTGCATCGGTTATCCACTCAAATTCCACGGCGTACTTCTCGATCAGCAGCCCGCCATGGCTCCAGTCGGCGCAAGGCTTGTAGAGTCCTTTGATGAGCCCGCTCTTGCTGCCGATGAACACTTTTTCCGAAAACGCGCCGTTGACGGTGACCTTAACTTGTTCCGCTTGGGCCACAGCCCAATCCAGCGCCGCGCCCGACAGGTCTTGCGTCTTCACTTCTGCAAATTCGGTCATGTCCGTTGCTCCGCTGCTTCTGCGATCAATGCCAGGCGCTCCAGGCGCTCGGTGGCTTGCGTGGCCAAGTTCAGGTGGTCCGCCTCATCAACAACCGGGACACACACAAAAAGGATTCCGAGCTTGACCATCTTGTTTGCCAGCTCAATGGCTTGGCGTAGCTGTGCTGGGTTTGCTCGTTTCATCACTTGCGCTCCTGAATCATTCGGTCGACACAGGCCACCCAAGCGGATGAGCCACGCTCATTGGTTTTGGCGCAGATGTTGGCCGGCGATGAAGATGGCGCGAGCAGGTATGCGAAAAACGCGCAAAAGCCCAAAAACAGAAATGCGTAACCTGCCCCTTGCATGGCCGGCCAGAACAGTCGGTGAATCCTCATCAAAAGCCCTCCTTGCCGCGCTGAGATTCCCAATCGAACGGGACCACAATCATTCCTCCCTCGCGCAGGCGGTCGACGCAGCGGTCACCCATGGCGGCCGGCAACTGGCTGGCTTCGAGGTTGGAGATCACCACAGTCGGGCGCTCCTGCTCGTACCGGCCGTTGATGATTGCGAACAGGGTCGTCAGCTCGAAGTCGCTCGGCTGCTCCTTGCTCACACCCACCTCGTCCAGCACCAGCAGATCGGGATCGATCAGGCTCGAGAGAATCTCGGCCTCGCTGCGTTCGCTGTGCTTGTCGTACGTGGAGCGAATAGCCTGAAGGATCGCGCCGACAGTGCGGTACACGGCAGTGCGCGACGTGTTGTGCAGCAGCTCGTTGGCCATGCCGGCGCCGAGGTGGGTTTTACCGGTGCCGGGCTTGCCGATCAGCACCATGCAGCGACCGGTCTTGAGGATCTCGTCAAAGATCTGGACGTAGTGCTGGCAGAACCGGAGGGCTTTGCGCTGACCGTCGTTCTCGGCCTGGTAGTTACCCAGGGTGCGAGTGGTGAAGCGTTTCGGGATCAGCGCATCGCCCAGCTTGCGAGCGAGGGACATACGCAGTTCCATCGCCTTGTTGGCCTTCTCGGCCGCGTCGGCTTTCTCGCGGGCAATACGGCTGCATTCGGGGCAGTTGCTTCTGAGCTCTCGGCCGAGCACGGCATAGACCTTCTGCTCGTAGGCGCCGTGGGTTTCGCACTCGGCTGGCTGGATGCGAGTACCCGGCGGCAGTTCTGGAGTGGATTGGACTTGTTCAGAGCGCATAGCTGCCGTCCTCCCGCATCTTCAGGCCGGAGGTGTAATCGCGATCAGCGAAGCCGGTGTGGCGGGATTGCGGGAACGGGTGCACGTTGCTGGCGACTTTCACCTCGTCCTCCCAGCGCTTGCCGTTCAGCCATGTCGCTGGGTGCGGAATGAACTGCCCGCCGTCCTTGACCCATGCCTCGCAAACGACTTGCGCAGCCAGGCCTTCGGCAATCTGGCCGAACAGGTCAGCAGTGACCTTGAGCTTCTTCCAGGCTTTTTCAGCTGCGGCCTTACCCTTCTTGTTCGGGTACATCTTCCAGAACTTCGGGAAGAGGTCCTCGGTCGGCGCCTGCGCCGGAGTCTTTTGATCTACTGGTTCTTGGTTAATGGTTAGTGGTTTATGGTTATTGGTTAGGTGACCATCCGTGGACGCTTCGTGCACGAGTGGTGCACGCTTCGTGCGCTTGGCTTCCTCACGCTTCTCGGCGATCTCTTTATTTTTCAAGGCTGTAGCGTGATACGCGGCCACTTCGTCCTGAATGCGCGCCTGGATGTAAACGCCATCGACAAGCTCGAAGAACTTGCGCAAAACAAGCTCAACTGCGTCGATTTCTTCCTTGTTGCGTGCCCAGCACCAGTCGATTGCTTCTTCCAAAGTAGGGAAGCGTTCACGGTCGTAGCACGCATCGAGCAAGAGCGTGTACGCACCGTGTTCAAGCATGGTCAGGCGCCCAGCCTTCTTGTGGTAGTCGCCAATATTTCTTTTGAAGTAGTGCATCATGCGACCCCCTTGAGATCGGCTGGATTGAGCGACACAAGTGCTCGGAGCGCGGTGTGGTGACGGCGCAAGGCGTTGTACTCGGCCTTCTTCGCGGCGCGCACACGCTGGAACTGAGCCTCGGTGAAATTCATCACGGGCAAGAAGTCGTCGTTGTGCGGATCAAACTTCCCTGCGGGGCGGCCGTGCGCTTCGAAGTAGGTGTCGTACAGCGAGCGCAGTTCGGCCTTCAGGGCCTTTTTAGTGTTCTGCGCCTTGAAGTGCTCAAGGGCAGTAGTGGCGGCGCGCTCGATAAGCTGCTGGTAGGTAGGACCGCTCATGCCAAGTCCTCCTCGGTCGCTTTGCAGTGGCAGAACTGACCATCCCAAGTCTTTTTCATCGGGAGCTTCTGAGCCATGTACAGATCGTGCAGGCGCTTGGCGCCCTCCTTCAGAAGGATCGGCGTGTACTTGGCAAAGGAGTCCATCCCCTCGTTGGAGATGGTGGTCACCTTCTCCGTCAGGTATTTGTCTCGGGCGATCGAGCCGACTCGGAACTTGACCGACCGATTCTCGTCACGCTCCGAATTGAAGATCCACTTGCGGGCCAGCAACGCGTTGTTGACCTGCTGGCAGTTCACGCCGTTGAGGCGCTTGCAGAACTGCGTTGGCGTCATGCCTACCTGGAAGATGGACTCAAGGCTGGCGATCTTCTCGGCCTGCTGATGGTTCTCGACGCGCAGCACGGCGGTCTGCTCGATTTGGTCGGCATAGAGGCGCAAAGCTTCAGCGTAGGAAGGGAGTGCGACCTTCTGGGAGAGGCGCTCCTCCAGCGCTGTCATGTGATCGAAAACAGCGGCTTGAAGGTCGTAGCTATACGACATCGCCATCAGGCAAGACTCGCGCTTTGGAAACAAATAGCCTTTGCGCGGACGACCATAACTGTCGGGAAGATCGGCAATAAATTTTGCCGATGTCTCCTCACCCAAAACCTCTACCACTTTTCCTAAAAAGCTCTTGTGCAAGAGCAGGGCGAATTTTGAACCAGTCTCAGCAGATTGCCGCGAGCGATGAGCGTTTATGAACTCGACTAGCTCAAGGCTGGTCATTGAAATGCACGACACGTTTTCAGAACCAGCAAAACGTGTCGCGACATTCGAAGGGGTATTGCTCGTTTGGTTTGGATGGTGCATTATTCGCTCCAGAACGTTGTGCAAACAGCTGTAAAAAGAACCGACCTGATCCGTCGGTTTTTTTGTGCCTGCGATTTGGTGGATGGTTGTTTCATTGGCAGTTCCTCATGAGTCCCTGAGGGGCTTATCAGCCCTTCCGTCCTATGGAAGCGACGTTGCTCCGGCTCTTTGGTGGCCGGGTCATTCGATCCAGCGCCCGGTTCATGATTGTTGCGGCCATCTCTTCTGGGGTTACCCCGTTGCGTCTGGCTAATAGCTCCAGATCAGCGAGTCCCTGCCAGTCGAGCTGGATTTCCAGCGGTTTTCTTTCAGGCACAGGGCCTCCTCGGCTACTTCAGGCCACGTCTGTTTTCGCGTTAAGCTCTTCCATCATTTGGTTCAGGCCGCGCTCAAGGATTTCGCGAGCGAGCACAGCTTTCTGGGTCCGCTGAAAGCGGGCCATCGCTGTCAGCAGGTCGTCAGCCGCCTCGTCCAGGCGAACCTTGGTCGGCTTGTCGTGGAGGTGGTCAGGTGCGAAGTACGACATCTGTGTTTCCTTGTGTGATTGGAAGTGGTTAGGCAGCGGATTTCTTTAGGGCGTCTTCGTAGAGGCTTTCAATAGCCTTTCCAGTTTCGTAGCGAACATCCGCGCCCTTACTGGCGCGGTGAATAGTCGGCTGCGTGGTGGAAATGCGATCAGCGATCGCCTTCTGCGAAAAACCTAGGCTGAAAAGCTCAGTGAGCATTTCTTGAATAGTCATATGTGCCTCCAATTCGGCAGCGTATTGACCGCATGATACGCAGTCGTATAAACGGAGGCAATACACTTGCGCAATACGTTTGTCTATTGGTGAAAAATGCACATCGGAGATAGGATCGCTGCCGAAATGGCCGCTAAGGGCTGGAGCGAGGGCGAGCTGGCGCGTCGAGCTGGCGTTACGCAACCAACCGTTCACAGAATAATTTCCGGTGAATCGAAATCCCCAAAGCGGGAAAATATTGAAAAGATCGCGAAAGCCTTGCGCGTGGCCAGTAAGTGGCTATGGGATGGCGGACCGAAGAGCGAGCCTGATTCCTTTGATGCAAACGTAGAGCCGGCAACAGGGCCGAGCCGTTATTACGAATATCCGGAGATCAGTTGGGTGCAGGCTGGAGTTGCGTGCGAAGCAATGGATCTGTTCAACGTTGGCGACTTCGAGGCGATCCACCCTTCAGATGCTTGGGCAGGGCCAAATGGTTTTTGGCTGAAGGTGCGCGGCCCGTCAATGACATCGACCAACGGCATGAGCTTCAGCGAAGGAATGATCATCCTTGTTGCGCCCGGAAGCGATGTCGAAAGCGGCCAATACGTAGTGGCCAAACTCATAGACACCAACGAAGCAACATTTAAGCAGTTGGTTCGCGACTCCGGGAAGGCTTACTTGAAACCTCTCAACCCTGCTTTTCCAACAGTTGAAGTTGATAACACCTGGACGGTTGTCGGCCGCGTCGTAGACGCGAAATGGCCTCGATCGGTTCTTTGATCAGACGAGGCGTATCAGGCGACAGCCAACCCCCATCGAGATAAGCCGAGGGATCGTATTTTTTTGGTGCGCTGTCAGCCTGTCCTTCACCTTTACCTCGACCATGAGTACCTCGGTCCCGTTTGTGAGCTCCAGATCAGGCCACCCATGGGACATAGCGCCGTCGAATTTTGCGTAAACATCCAAAAGCTGGTGCCAGAACGCCTTGGGATAGGCGGCGATGAACTTGCGCGCTATGTGACTTCCCGATGGCGTCATTGGCCATACTTCCGCGCATGCCGTGCAAATCCTCGAGTAATCCTTCAGGACAGATTCCACATCTGACAATCTGCTGCTGAGCACTTCGTGCATTTCCGCGATAGGCTCGTGCGGTACCTCCCTACCTCCCTCTAGCAGCTTTTCGATACCCTGGGCGGTCATGGGGATTAAGTAGTGGATTGCATGCATGAGCGGTGTCCGCACGGGGTCGATCGCTTTGTACGGATTGCGGTCAATCAGATATGGGAGCAGGAGCGCCCTAAAGATTGATCTCGTTAAATTCCCCTCCGTGTGCTCGCCCTCCCACCCCTCGCTTTTCATTAGTGCCAGTGCGGCCTCTTCTGGGCGCCCTTCGCGCGGAAGTCCTATCCGCTGTTCCTTCATAGGCCATTCGAGCCATTTTTTTGCCTGAGCAGGCATCGACTGCTCATGCGCCAACACATCGAAATCCATTTCTTCTCTCGCTACCAAATGGGGGCGAAGAAGAATCTCACCAAAAATAATGCGTGCGCGTATTGACGTTATTTATACGCGGGCGTATCGTTCACCCATCGCAGCGACACACAGCCACTGCGAAGGGCCTCAAGAGACCCGCCGCTCTTTAACAGTCAGGAATCTTCGCGGATCGATCCCCGGAAACGGGCATAGCGCGAAACACAAACTTCGATCCCCATGCAGGCTCTGGAACCTGCCGGACTCCCCATATGGGAGGACGCCAAACCATGCAAGCCAGCCAGGAAGAACACCGAACACGAAATGTGTGACGCCGGCCAGGTGGGGAAACCGCGGCGCCGAGCATGGGGCGGATAGCAAAACGGAATTTTTCACTGATGCACCTGGTGACGGGTGCATTGGGAAAACAACCGAGGGCAAGACGATGGGATTGGATATCACGGCTTACAGCAAGCTTGTTGAGGCACCTGACGCCGAGCGCGATAGCGATGGCGAGCTGGTCGATTATGACAACCACACCACGTTCTACAGCAACGAGGACTTTCCAGGGCGGACTGAAGGCCTTATTGAAGGAATGGCTTACCGCACCGACGGCGAGTGCTCAGGCCTCAGCACCAGCTACGGCACCTACAGCGCTTGGCGCGAGGAGCTGGCGAAGCTCGCGGGTTACCCAGCTGAGATGCGCGAGCAATACGGGCGTCAGGTTGAGAGCTACTGCGTTGCTTGCTGGGGTGGCGCAGAGGGGCCTTTCGCTGAGCAGATCAACTTCAGTGACTGTGAAGGCACGATCGGCCCGGTAGTAAGCGCGAAGCTTGCCAAGGATTACGCCGAGTTCGCCGAAAAGGCTGAGGCAGTAGGTGGCTACTTCTGGGAGAAATACCAGGAGTGGCGAGTTGCTTTCGACCTCGCCGCAGATAACGGCGCCGTCGTATTTCACTGAACAACCAGCGCCACGACAGCCTGTCGTTAACTGCCCGATCCTCTCTATGAGAGCGCATCGGGGTGTGATCTGAGGCTAAGTCTCGGGCAGCGGATGTGCCAACCGGTCGCCTACAGGGCTACCCCTTCCGCCGAATGCCGGTTGAGCACCGGCCAGATCACACCCCGATGCGGACGAAACTGCGGCCTATAACCGCCCACCTGCATCACCGCAACACGCAGATGAATGCCCGGGCTGACGGGCAAGTGTAAGACCTGAGGGATCGCGGGAATCGTGGCCGGTAGAGTGAGTAAGCGCCCAGATGGCCACGGCGAGTCCAAAAATAAGCGGCTGAAACCTTCGCCCCGGTGAAACTCCGGTGTCACTAAGGCTGCTAATAGTCATGCCGGGATCAGCTCCGGCCATCTGCACCCACTCTCCCCCGACAAACCCCGACTGCACTGCCCTCCGCGCCCAACGGCAACCAGCGGATTGGATGAGTGCATCCGAGTTTTGTTGGATCAATCAACGAATGGAGAAAGCCATGAATTTTCAGCCACCAGATCCGGAACGCTTCGGGTCGTGCTTGAAGTGCAACAGCCTGATCGAGGAGTCGGAACAGTCCGGCGGCATTTGTTTCGAGTGCCAAGCCGACGACGCCGCAAAGGAACCGGCCTTTCCTGTTGGCGCCAACGAATATGGCGGGCATGGCACCTGCTTCGGGGTCACGGTTCGCGACTACTTCGCAGCCAAGGCCATGCAAGGCATCTGCTCTCACGCAGACACATGGGGCCTGATCAGCAACGAGAAAATCGCAACTGCGTCTTACGAGCTCGCCGACGCAATGCTCGCCGCCCGCTACGCCTAACCCCAAACACTGGAGGTCGTCATGCACAACTGCACCGACACACAAGCAGTTTGCCGAGGTTGCGGGATGAAGCTGCGCGGCTCGCCATCGTGGAAAGGCGGCCTCGCCTATCACCCTGAGCCGAAAGGTGAAGTCCGCCAATGTCATTACGGCGGCTGGGTCTGCTCGCGCCGCTGCGATATCCGCGCCTGCGTCGAACTAGAAGGAACCATGCCCGGCTGCGGTGGCGTGAACAGTTACGAGCGGCTTTCCATTTACGCAAAAGAGAGCATTGAGCGCCATTGGCCGGAGGCAGCATGAACGCAGCACTGAAGATTTGTCAGGCCATGCACGACGCGCAGTTGCCTCCGATGGTGAGCGAGAGCGCGCAGGAAGTGGCTCGGGCTGACTGGCTGTACAACTCGGTCGAGCAGTTGGTGCGGTTCGGCTGCGACGTCTCGTTCCAGCGCCGCATGCGGCCGGCTCATGGCGTCACGCTGGCCCAGTTCGCTATGGCAGTTGATGAGCATGCAAACGGACGGCTCGCAGGCTGCGAGGTCACCACGGCTTCGCTGGGCTTCCTGCTGATCGCCGCCGAACGAGGTCACGCGGACAAGGTCGCGGCCGCCGAACTGCTCGGCCCAAGCGACCACCCACTGGGCAAGCTTGGCGAAATCGCAGAGGGCCTACTTCGACCCCTTGTCGATGACGCGCTGATCGCCCAAGCCGAGGATGCCGAACTGTGAGCCCGCACATCCTTATCGATGAAGCGCTGGATAGCCTCTCGCATCCGGACAGTCCGCCCGGTAACAGCATTCTGGTTCAGCAGATCATCACCAACCTGATGACGGATCAGTTGATCACCCTCGAAGAATTCAGCCATTACTGCCAGCGCCTGCTGAAGCATTGCAGGCAGCGCAAGGAGTTCGCATGAGTACCGCACCGGTTAAATCGCTGATCGACGAACAAATTGAAGAACTGCCCGAATTCATGGCGGTACCAAGCGACCGCGTACTGATGGTGTTCAAGGGCGCAACTTGGGAAGACGCTCTACACTCTGCTGAATTAGCCAGCATTGAAAATGTTCACGCTTGGAGCCGCAGGGCCTGCCTGTGTGGTGAGTGGACCGTTGCTTATGCCGTGAAGGTGGCGCCGTGAGGGATATAGAACGCACTGAGGTGCTCGGCTGGAAAGGCGAAAGCGAAGCGCGCCGGGCAGATAACCGTGAAAAGAGCGCTGCGCTCTTGACCGAGCACGGCGTCCAATTCGAAGCCAAGAACATGGGTGCCCATCTGATCGTCAGCTATGACGGCCATGTCATCGACTTCTGGCCCGGCACTGGAAAATACATCCCGCGCGGCGGAGGTCGATCTGGGCGCGGCGTGTTCAATCTACTGAAATCGGTCGGCGCGCGGCCATAACCACACACCAGCGCACCAGGCGCCTACTCATCTGGCGCGGCTCCTTCCCTGCCCTATCCGTCTGCACCTTCCTGATGTTGCTCAGCGCTCTAGCTGATCGAATCACTCAATAACCCACGCATTCAATCGCTGCGCATGTCGCGGCCAAGGATCCCCTGTGTCCGCAAATACCGAACTGGCAGCAGTGCCGCCCGCAGAAACTGCCCTGGCCGTCTATAGCAAGCCGAACGGTCTCGATCCATGGCTTGATCAGGTTCGAGCCAAGGTCGACGAGTTCAAAAAGGTGCTACCTGACCTCAAGACGCGCAAAGGGCGCGAGGCATATGCGTCGATGGCGCACCAGATCGCAAAATCGAAAACCGCGCTTGAGGCGGTAGGGAAAGAGATTTCCGCCAAACAAAAGGAAATCCCGAAGCTGATTGACGCTGAGCGCAAGCGCGTGTGGGACACGCTCGAGGGCTGGCAGAAGGAAGTAAGGAAGCCTCTGGACGATTGGCAGGCTGCCGAAGATGAACGGATCAACAGGCACAACAACGAGATTCAGCGCATCAAGGGCCTGGCCATCTTCGAAGCGGCGCCAACGTCCGACCACCTGGCCAACATCATCGCCGAACTCGAACTGCTCGAAATGGGCGATAGCTGGGAAGAGTTCTTGGCCGAAGCCGCTCAGGTGAAAGACCAGACGCTGATCAAGTTGCGCACCCTGCACACAGAGCGAGCGCGCTACGAGGCTGAACAGGCCGAGCTAATCCGATTGCGCGCCGAAGCCAAAGCACAGGCGCAGCGTGACCGTGATGCGCAGATCGCCCGGGAAGCTGAAGAGCGTACCCGCCGAGAAGCTGAGCAGCGCGCCCAAGCCGAACGAGACGCCGCCACCCGCCGCGAGCAGGAGTTGCTTGATCAGGCTGCCGCTGCGCAGCGCGCCGCCGAGCAAGCGGCCCGCGAAGCAGAGGCACAGGCCGAGCGTCAGCGCCTCCAGCTTGAGCAGCAGGCTGAGCAGGCTCGATTAGCAGCGGAGCAGGCGGAAGCGAATCGTATCGCCGCCGAGCAACGCGCAGAGCAGGAGCGCCAAGCCGCAGCGAAGCGTGCCGAGCAGGCCGCAGAGCAAGCGCGCGCCGATGAGCGCCGCCGTGCAGATGCAGCGGCCGAAGAAATCCTGCGCCAGCAGCGCGAGCGCGAAGCCGACAAGGCGCACAAAGGCGCGATCTACAAATCAGCGAAAGAAGCATTTATGAAAAACGGCATGACCGAAGAGTGCGCGCGCCTGGCTGTAAAGCTGATCGCCAGCAATCTGATCCCAGCTGTCTCCATTCAATACTGAGGTCGACATGAGCAACGTAGCCATCGCCGAGCCAGCAGAGGCCAGGCAGGTCACCAGTCCGGTGGTCACCAACGAATCAACCGCAATGCTGACGATGATTCAGCGTGCGGCGACTGATCCAGCATTCGATGCGGACAAAATGCAGAAGATGATGGAGATGTATGAGCGGCACACCGACCGTACGGCCGCTGCCGCTTTTAACGCCGCGATGGTTCGGGCGCAAGCTGAAATCGGCCCTGTATTTCGCGACAAGTTCAACGCTCAAACGAGCAGTTCCTATGCAGCGCTTGAGTCGATTGACCGCAAGATATCCCCGGTCTACACCGCGCACGGCTTCTCGTTGTCATTCGGGACTGGCGACAGCGCGCTCGTGGGCCATATCCGGACCCTGTGCGATTGCATGCACGAGGCTGGTCACACAAAGCAGTACCACGTTGATCTGCCTATTGATTCGGCGGGCATCAAGGGAAGCGTGAACAAGACCGGCGTACATGCAGCAGGTTCGACGTTCAGTTACGCCCGGCGCTACCTGACCATGATGATTTTTAACGTCGTTCTGACCAACGAAGATGACGATGGAAATGGCGCCAACAACTCTCAGGATCCGCCGTCTGAGCCAGTAATAACCGCAGGACAGGCCGCGCAGCTCGACGCTCTGCTTAAAAAATGCACTCCGGTTTTGCAAGAGAACTTTGCCGCCAAATACGGTTGCGCAGCCAATGTTTACAAATCCGAGTTTGACGCTGTGTCGGCCCGCATCACCAAGTCAGCCAGTCGCCCTCAGGAGTAGATCATGCAAATCATTACTGAAGTTGAGCAGGGGTCGCAAGAATGGCTGGACCTGCGCCTGGGCATCGTCACCTGTTCCGAATTGGAATGCCTGCTGGTCAATGGCAAAGGCGAGTCAGGTTTCGGCGCCGGCGCCTTCACCTACATGAACACGCTGATTGGCGAGCGCATCACTGGGGAAGCCGCAGACCCGTTCATGGGAAATCGCCACACCGAGCGAGGCCACGAGCTGGAAGGTGTCGCCCGAAAGCTCTACGAGCAGCGCGAGGAAGTCGAAACCAATCAGGTGGCGATCATCCTCAACCACGGCGCCGGCTACTCGCCAGACTCGCTTGTCGGACCTAAAGGGCTGACGGAAATCAAAACCAAACTTCCGAAGTTTCAGGTGGAAGTGATCTTGTCTGGCGAGATACCGAAGGAACACGTCGCGCAGTGCCAAGGCGGGTTGTGGGTCTCGGAGCGCGAGTGGATCGACTTCGTTTGCTATTGGCCGGGAATGCCGCTGTTCATCAAACGCGCCTACCGCGACGAAGCAATGATCCGCAAGCTCTCGGAGCGGGTGAAAACCTTCTACGAGATCCTTGAGGATCGAATGAACCAGGTATTGGGGATCGCAGCATGAGATGGGACGCCCATAAGGCAGAGGAGCCGGCCATCGCCCAAGCCCTTCACCGGTTCGCTGACGCGGGGATATTCGCCGCGTCCAAGGCGCTCCACCGGTCCACTCGCTCACTCAACCGGATCGCCAGCGAGCACGGCATTGAGTTCACGACTTGCACCGCCAGGACGATGGAAGCCCGTCGCCAAAAAAGGGCCTCAATGGTCACTCAGATACAGGCTTTGGCCGGCACGCGATCTCAAGCTGAGATCTGTGCGGCGCTTGGGATTACGCGGGCCGTTCTTCGTGAGCTCGCCGAAATCTACGAAATCAACATCAACAGTCGCTCGAAAGGTGCCTGATATGGAACAAGCATTCATTGAAGCCGCAAAGCGGCAAAGTGGACTGGAGGCGGCGAAAGCTGCCTTCTTTGCATCTGGAGGTACGGCCCAGCAAATCCCTACCGGGATCGGAAAGGACAGTCCAGGCATCGCAACGGTAGTCAAAACGCCTTACGGCTACAGGAACATCGAAGCGCAGAAGGCCAAGCGAGGCCGCATGATCACCCAAGAGGAGCGAGACAAAATCGCCGTCGAGCTTATGAACTGCAAGGCAGCCGGAATGACGCGCAACAAAGCCTGCAAGCATATGGGTATCAGCACGACACTCGCCCGGAAGATCGTCGCGGACTACTCGCTCGATTACCCGACGAAACCCTGATGCGCAGATTCACCATTCGCACCCAACAACGCAAACGACAGACCTGGCTGGACTTGCCGGCCAGCGGAATTGAAGAGGTAGGCCATGGCCAAGAGCAATGCGCAATTGCAGAAGGACAAGCGAGCCAAGGAAAAGGCGCTGCTCGATCGGATCGGCGCCGAGAAGCGATCGCTGATTGTTTCGAAGGCGCTTGATGACGCGCTTCAAGTGCTGGGCGAGCGCCACGGTTTCGAGGAGTGGCAGGAGACAGTGTCGACGCTCATGATCAATCTCGCCGCAGCGCCTGCGGAAGAGTCAGAGCGTTTCGTGAAAATGTCGCGACCTAAAATCGTCGTGAAGGAAAAGTGGTCGCGGCATCTTGAAGCGTTTGCCGCCACCGGTGTCGAAGCCTGAACTACTCGTCCTTGGGAGCCATCGGAAACGGACGGTAGAACTCGATTTTAGCGTTTAGGAGCTTGGCCACTACTTCAGCCTCCTCCATGGTGGCTCCGTCAACCAGGTCAAAAACCGGAGGATCGACTGGCAGGCCCGGAATGTCATCGTGAAATTCCATCATCAAATATGGACGTCCCGCGTCGGTTTCTTTGATCGTGAAGACGACTCTCGTTTTGTAGCTCATACCAGCCTCCATTATCCGGCGTCATGCCGGGCCTTCAATCAATAGCCCACAAACACATATCTCGCCACCACCGGTCACGGAGGGCGACGCCTGACTGGAGACAATCCATGAACAACATTCCTCCGCGCCCGAGGGCTGACAAAGCGATGATCCTCGCGGCTTGCACTGTTGTTGCTGAAAAGATCAGCGGCGACGCCGAAACCATCGCCCAGCACTACCGTCGCCACATGGACGGTTTTGAGCTGGCAAAGGAACTCGATAAGTATGCGTCCTGGGACACCACGCGGGATGATATGGAAGCGCTGGACGAGATCGACTATCTCGTAGACCGGGCCGAGGAGCTGGCGGTTAAGGCGTGGGCCGAAGAGTTTAACCCCCAGCCGCCACTGCCTATTGGCACCAGGGTCAAGCAAGGCGTTATCACGCGAATCTATGAGCACAGCCCGGCCACCTACTGCATCAAAGAAGACGGCTGCACCAACGATACGCGCAGCCTGCTCATCAAATTCGAAGATGCGGTAGCCGCTTGATCCGGCTCCATGCCGGGCCGAACACCAATACTCCACTTCAATCCCAAGTGCCACATTCCTTTAGGTGACGACATGCCTGAGATGTATTCAGAGCGGCGTACTCGGCTGCTCAGGGAAATGATTGCCTACGATCCGCTTTCGGGTGTTTTTACTTGGAAGGTCGATCATTGCCGGCGCCAAGCGGGCGACCCTGCTGGTTCGCAAAAGCCAGACGGCTACGTATATCTGAAGCTGCTCGGGCAAACCTATGGCGCGCATCGCGTCGCCTGGATGCTGATCACCGGTGATTGGCCAGAAGTTGCTGTTGATCATCGTGACGGGGTGCGAAGCAATAACGCTTGGGAAAATCTCCGCCTCGCAACGCGATCGCAAAACAACGCGAACGTACCGCCACGTGGATCTTCAGGCTTGAAAGGCGCGACTTACCATAAAGGCGATCGCTGCTGGAAAGCGCAGATCTACGCCAACGGCAAGAAGACCTACCTCGGATCATTTCCTACACCTGAACAGGCGCACGCCGCCTATGTTGCGGCGGCAGATAAATATCAAGGCGAGTTCGCCCACCACCGATCGCGCCTAGCTTGAGCCATTCCCGAATTTAACTATCACGCCAGCCGGCGAGGATCCCCTATGTCCGCAACGCTGAAATCCGCGGCCTAAAGAAGTATCGCGGCTCTGCTCGAATCAATCAGAGGAACAGTACCGGAACCCTGCTGAGACGCGATCCATCGGCGCGCCAGTTCCATGTTGAATCTCCAGTTGTGCCGTTTGAATAAAGCGATCGCCGTTCCGGAAATTCTGTAGAGCGAACAGTCGGGACAGGGAATTTCCTCACTATCTGGAAGTTTGATCACCTCAACATCTTTCCCGCAGATGTAACAGTTCATACGCACCTCCTTTAGCCGATCGCTAACTGTAGCTGATCCCTTACCACCCTCCACCGCCCGGGCATGCCCCGGCATAGGACGCCATCCATGCTGAACTTCTTCTGGCGAATCATCGCCAAGGTACTCGCGCGCCCGGCCATCTCCGACTGGCTCATCGCCCGCGCCAAGCTCACCCCGTACCAGCACATCATGTCTGCCGACGGCACCGAGATGTACATGGGCCGCTGGTGGCTGTTCAACCCGTACAGCCGGGAGACGCACAAGGCGAGGCTATGGTGGTGCCCGTGGTCGTTCCGCATTCACCACATCATGCGGCCGGACGAAGACCGGGATCTGCACGATCACCCTTGGAACGCCCGGACGATCATCCTGCGCGGCTGGTACACGGAAGAGCGTCTCGAGCCTGCGAGCCACGTCGACATGCTGAAGCCGGGCCCTCTTCTTTGGTTGGAAGAGCCTGACTACCTATTCAAGCTGTCGATGAGGACTCGAAGCCCAGGCGACACCGCCCGCCTGAACCACGGCGAATATCACCGCATCGACCAGGTATCCCCCGGTGGCGTCATCACCCTCTTCATCACCAGCAAGTGGCGCGGTGACTGGGGATTCCTCGTAAACGGCGTGAAGGTGCCTTGGCGCACCTACACCGGTACCGACAATTGAACGGAGCCTTCGAAGTGAGCGAACTCAAAGTTATCTACCTCGGCCCGGCCTGCCAGGAGCAGGGCAAAATCGACGGCCGGGAATGGTGCCAGGACGATGTGTGGGATGCGTGCGAATGCGGGCATGACTCGGTGCGGTATGTCCTGGGCTCTGAACTCGACCGTGTCACCGCCGAGCGTGACGCCCTGCAGCAGCGCCTGAACGCAGCGGATCGATGACTTGGCCGCAGCAGCCGAGCCATTCGCGAAGGTGGCCGACTTGTACGCCGGCGAAGAAGACAACTCGCATGAGCCAGCGCGCGATGTCGGCATGCATGATGACCTGCGACTGACTCTCGGCCAGTTCCGTGCACTCAACGATCTATGTACGCGACCGCTGATGGTCGGCTGCAAGCACGGGATTCTTTGCGGTGAGGTGACTTGCGAATGCAAAGGCAACGGTTTCGTCGAAAGGAGAAAGGTATCTCAACCCTTCGCCGAGCAGTTCATCGAAGACCACCTCGGCAAAAAGCCGATAGCCGATCATGGCAACTGACTGTCGACCCATCGCTCAGCAATGGCCAGCGCCTCCGCCAGCGCGCTTTGATAGTCCTCCCACGGGCCAGAGAGATCGGCAACAGTGTTGGCAAAACCTGGTACCTCACTGGCCTCAATGACATGAGCACCCACAGGGGCTTCGTCGTTGGGCTTGTCCCAGTCGAATTTGATGATCACTTCATGTCCTCGATATTCGTGGGCGATCGGCCGGTCCAGGCTGTGTGACATGTCCTCTTCCTATAGGCATCCGCTGACAGAACAGTAAGTTTCAACCATATAGACCGCTGCGCCTATTGAGGCAAAAGGCCACTCCCTCCCCCTTCAAAGTCAGCCCCTATTTCGAGGAAGCTGACATACGACTCGCACTTCCAGCAGTAGCCAAATGACGAGCTCGGCCTACGCCCCAAGCCATAGCTCTGGTCATTGACTCACCAGGTCTAGGGTTAACGGTTTCTTCATGCAACGCCATGCCAGCGGCAGCATAAACACCGATGAACATTTGAGCTTCGCCGGCCCGCGATAGCCTGACCTGCACGTCGATGTGAGTTCCATTACTGAGAGTTTCATCATGTGTTCGGTTGTGGATCTTGGGATCAGCCCAAGCCCAGAAGATGTCACCGCGAAGCCTCATACCGCCCTCCTGCCTGTTCCTTGATAGTGGCTTAGAACTCCCCCAAAGATAGACGTGATCGAACGAAGCGCAACGGCGCCGAAGCGGTTACGGACGGCTGGTTTCAATACCTGTACGGCTCCAATTCCCTTGTACATATTTTAGCCGCTATAGCGGCAAGGACGAAAAATGCCTATCGAGAAAATCGAAAAGGAGGCTGACCTCTGCGCGCTATTCATCCAGGAGTTCAACGAACTGCCCGGCTGGACGTGCTACCCCGAGGCCGCAGGCTTCGACGTGCTGGTAGTGCACGAGGACGGTCGGCAGATCGGCGTCGAGGCCAAGATGCAGTTGAACGCCAAAGTGGCCGACCAGATCCTGCCCTGTCGCGGCGACGACCTTTATGGGCGCGCCGGCCCAGATTACCGGCTGGTGATCGTGAGCAAAATCACCGATGCCAGCAAAGGCATCGTGAAGATGCTGGAACATCTCGGCGTCAGAGTGATGGTGCCGAGACAGAGCTGGACCCGGCAAGGCAACTGTTTGACCTTCAGCCTCGACAATTCTCTGCTGGAGGTAAGCGGCCACAAGCCCTTCTACGACTGGTACATGTTCGACTGGAACCCACCTGAGCGCTGCCAGGTGCCGGTGCTGGTCACGAACCTGCCGGCTGGCGTGCCATCCCCTGTGCGCCTGACACCGTGGAAAGAGTCAGCGTTGAAGGTGCTGGCCCAGCTCCGGCGCCAAGGTTTCATCACCGCCAAACAGATCGCCAGCCACGGCATCGGCGTCAGCGCGTGGACGCAGGCACCGGGAAGCAAGCCCGCGTGGCTGGCCAAGGGCGCCGTGCGCGGAACATGGATCGAAACCGAACATATGCCTGCCTTCGACAAGCAGCACCCAGACGTCTACGCCCTAGCCGTTGAAACTCTGGCCACAACAGCGCCAGCCGACTTGGAGCTTTCGCCATGATGCTCAAAGCAGCAGCCATAAGCGCCTGCCTCTGGGGCTTGATCTTCCTCTCTGTTGCAGCGGTGACCTCATGAGCGACCATTCAAAACTGAAAGAGCTGGCCGAAGGCTGTCGCGACGAGGTGATTCGTTCGCACGGCTGGGCGGGGATGATCGAGGACGCCGGCTTGTTGCAACGTGATGAGCAGTTCCTCAAAGAGTGTTCGCCCGAGGAGGTGCTGGCACTGATCGCCGAGAACGAAGCATTGCGCAAGGAGCGCGACAACCTGCGCGAAGACCGCGACGGCCTACTTGAAGCAGGAGCGCACCTACTATGATCCTCGCCACCCTGTTCATGCTCCAGCACATCTACCGAGGGCCGTGTCGATGAACCATCAACCCAAAGGTGGCATGTGCGCCACCTGCACCCACGCTCACCGCAATTGCAGCCACCTTCCCTTCAGCAGCATGCCGCCGCTTTCACGAGACGGGCAGACAGTGATCGTGCGCTGCACTGACTTCCAGCGCCGCGCCCAGCAGTAACCCCTCCCCCAACTCAACAGCCTGCCGGTGAACGGCGGGCGAGGATTCGTTATGTCCGATTTCCAAACCGAAACCACGCCCACCGCGCGCAAGCAGCACAAATGCGGCGAGTGCTACGGCCTGATTGAACCGGGCCAGAAATACCAGCTTGTGTCTGGCTGCTGGGACGGGCGCATGGATTCCTGCAAGACCTGCATGCCATGCCTCGACGCGCGCGTTTGGGCGATCTCTCAGCCCGAGTGGATGGGCGATGGCGAGCACCTCTATTACTTCGGCCGGCTCGACGAGGACTTGGCCGACTTGGCTCAAGAGATCAGGTCGCAAGATGGCCGGCGGTTCCGGACATATCGATTGCAACTCCTCATGGCTCGACGCAGAAACGCAGCTCAGGCACGTCGCCAAGCCGCATAACTCATCACCACCTTCTGCCGCCACGCGCGGCATGGAGCCTGCTATGCCCGAAACAGAAGAAACCGTCGAAACGTATCCGTTCGACAAGGTGCCCGAAGAGCGGATGGCCGCACTGCTGGACACCACTAAGCGCGCGCTCGAAGGCAAACGGGCACGCGGAATCATCCCCGAAGGCGTCTGGAATAAGATAGACGGCCGAGTTTTTTATAGCATCAGGAGATATGAAGCATGGCAAGAAAGCCAGTGGGCATGCCCCGAGGAGTTGAATTTGCTGGCCAGTCTGTGCGTATCCGGTTCACTTGGAACGGTGAACGGCGGTGCGAAACCCTTGCCCATCCCCAGACGCCAAAAGGGATCAAGGCGGCAGCCGATCTACGCGATCAAGTAATCAGCCTGGCCAAGCATGGGGTTCTGGACGAGAAGCGTTACGCCGAACTGTTCCCGAACTCCAGCTACTCCGCTGTGGCCACTGGCCTTACGTTCGGCGAATACGCCCAGACTTGGATCGACGGCCTTGAGATCGTTCCCGGCACTCGCCGGAACTACAAGGGCACCATCAACAATTACTGGATGCCTGAGCTGGCCACGGTACCAATGACAACGATCACCCCGATGCTGTTGCGTCGGGTGATTGCCGAGACCACATGGGAAAGCACCACCGTGAAGCGCACGGCGATATCGCGAGTGAATGCCTTGTTCAAGGCTGCGGTGCGGGATGAGGTAATCGAAAGGAATCCTGCGACGGCGATCAAGCTTCCTGGCAAAGCCAAGAAATTGATTGATCCCTTCAGCGTGGAAGAAGCGGACCTGATCATCGAATGGATGTATGCCAACTTCACTTCGAGGGCGTCACAGATCTACGCGGCCTACTTCGAGTTCGCGTTTTACTGCGGCATGAGGACGGGAGAGCTAAGGGCTCTGCGCTGGGATGAGATCGACATGGACAAACGCGTTGCGCACGTCTGCCGGATCGTGGTCGATGGGAAGGTTGAAGAACGGACTAAGACCAAGCACGCCCGCACAGTGATGCTGAACAGCCGAGCCATCAATGCGCTGGAGCGCGCCAAGCGGATTGCAGATGCCAGATTGAACCAGGTGCGGCGCAAACGCCAGTCGTCGCCGTATGTCTTCCCACCTTCAGGAAGCTCGGAATACATTTTGGGCGCGACCACGCCGGGTGGCCACTTCGCCAAGGCATTGGAATCCCTGAAAATAAAGCCGCGCAGTCAGTACAACTGCCGTCACACTTACGCCACAATGTGCCTAATGGCGGGCATGAACCCCGCGTTCATCGCAGGACAACTCGGGCACAGCGTTCAGGTGTTACTGTCCACATATGCTCGCTGGCTGAGCTCAACTACCGACTGGTCTGAAGTCGGGAAGCTTGAAAGCCAGATTGGTACAAAATTGGTACAGCCTTAAATTTATTTCACATTTCGCCTTTTGTTTGCGGGCGCCTCTAGCTTTCCTAGCACATACTTCTAGAATGCGACGCTTTTAAGAAATAACCCGTTACAAACTAACGGAATATCCAACTTTTATGAGTTCGCCCGCGTGAAAATTCGTCATTCGATTCTGAGCCTGTTTTTTGCATTTACAGGCGCATTCATCACGCCAACGATCAACGCTGCGGAAACCACCGCCGCCCCACGTGACGCTTCGACACTGAAGATCGCTTCCGGCAGCGCCCTGCTCATGGATATGCAGACCAACAAAGTCATCTACTCCAGCAATCCTGACGTGATCGTTCCGATCGCTTCCGTCAGCAAGCTGATGACTGGACTGGTAGTGGTTGAAGCCCGACAGAACATGGACGAATGGATCAATGTCGATATCAGCAGCACGCCGGAAATGAGAGGCGTGTTCTCCCGAGTCAAACTCAAGAGTGAACTGCCGCGCCGCGAGATGCTGCTGATTGCCCTGATGTCTTCGGAAAACCGCGCAGCTGCAAGCCTGGCGCATCACTACCCGGGTGGCTACGCAGCGTTTATCGCGGCGATGAATGCCAAGGCAAAAGCACTGGGCATGACCAGCACTCACTTTGTCGAGCCGACTGGCCTGTCGCCGCGCAACGTATCCACCGCGCGGGACTTGAGCAAATTGCTGATAGCGGCGCAAAAGCAACCGTTGCTTGTTCAGTTGAGCACCACCAAGGAAAAAACCGTAGCGTTCCGCAAACCCAACTACACCCTGGGTTTTCGTAACACCAACCATTTGGTGAGCAAGGACAACTGGAACATCAGGATTACCAAGACCGGCTTCACCAATCAGGCCGGGCATTGCCTGGTGCTGGTGACGAGCATGGGCAATCGCCAGGTAGCGCTGGTGATTCTTGACGCATTCGGCAAATACACACATTTTGCCGATGCCAGCCGTATCCGCAGCTGGGTTGAGACGGGCAAGAGCGCCAACGTTCCAGCGGTGGCTCAACAGTACAAGGCCGATAAAAACCTCAAGAGCCGCCAGAGTGGCGTGGTTGAAGCCTCCAAGTAA